CTCCCCTCCGCCGACCGTTTCGCTAATTTCCATCTCCATGAGTTCCTCACACGTAGAAGGGTGGGGGGGAGTGGGTGACCTAAAACCCATTGATTACGGGGAACACACACTCACCCCCCCCCCCCCTTTCATACGCGAGAGAAGAGAAGGAGATTGTATTTAGTGGCGGGTCAGGGGGTCACCTCCCCCCACCCACTTTCGGTCCCGCCACGAACTCGTCGATGCTCACGCCGATCTTGCGGGCGGCTTGTGCCACCGACGAGAAGACGGGGTCGGTGCGCCGACCGGCGGCTGAGGTGACGATGATCTCGCCGGAGGGTGCTCGCCAGATGGCGTGCCCTCCCTTGGTGCGGACGAGGTCGCACCCCCACTTGCGGAGGAGGCGCTCCATCTCCCGAGCGCTGATGCCTACTGTTGGTCGTGCCATGAGTCCCCCCTACGTACGGTGTGCTGGAACGTGTGACATCATGCGCCGAGCGCCTGCCCCACGTCAAGGATGGGGGTGACTTGCGCCGACCCTTGCCCATGACCTATGATCCGCTGTCACTGAGAGGAGACCCATGCCCACCACGACCACCCCCCGAGCGGACACGATGCGGTTGCTCGCCGACTCGTTCGCCACGCTGATCTCGAACTGCATGATGCCGCCGGAGCATCTGGAGCGCATCGCCTCCCCCGACGGTCTGCGGTTGGGGACGGAGTTCACGTGCTGGTACGTCCCTGCGATCGGCAAGGTGGTGGTGTGGGACATGGTGACCGACCCCGAGATGTCCGCCACGCTGGCGGTGACCCTGTGAGCACGACGGACATCACGACCGCCCTGTGGCGGATCGCCGAGGAGGCGCAGTGCGACTGCTGGATATGCGAGACCGCTGTCGATGCCGCCACCGAGATCGAGCGCCTGTGCGCTGCCGGTGACGCTCTGCTCGCTGCGATCCGCAACCACGACCTGAGGGAGGGGCACCTGCGTGCGTGGGAGGAGGCCCGCCGTGGCTGACGACATTCCGCTCATCATTCAGCAGTTGGATGCGTGCCCCGACTGCCGTCGGAAGGATGCCGAGATTGAACGGCTGCGCATCTACGGCGATGCCTTAGCCGCGTGGGTTGGCATTCACCTTCAGATGCCCCGTCGCAATGGCAAGAAGAGTATGCGCGAGGCATTGACAGCGTGGGAGGAGGTCCGCCGTGGCTGACGTTCAGGTACGCCACCGTGTCGTCAACATTGACGAGCGGCGAGGCGACTACGAGGTCGTGTTCATCGACGCAGGTGACCGCCATGTGCAGGTGACTGTCTCACCGACGGGTCGCAGCATTCAGGTTCATGTCGATGGCGTGAAGTGGGGGGAGATCGACCGTGGCTGACGTGTTTGATGAGCAGTCCCTGCTCGCCGACATCGAGAGCACGTGGGGTGCGTACGGCGCTCATGCCGACGTGTGCCGCATGATGATCGCCGAAGTCGAACGGCTGCGCTTCGAACTGGAGAAACAGCGGACGGCGCACGAGATGTGGTTCAAGCGTGCGTACGATCTGGAGGAGCAGTTGGAGGAGGCTCGCCGTGCATGGCGATAAGTCGACCAGTGTTCGAATCGTTCGTATGCGCTCGATCCCGAACGTGGACGACGAGCGCCTACAGGACTCGCTCGTGCGCATCCACACCCTCGTACACACCGCCGAGGGTCTAAAGGTATGGGATGCGCCGAGGCGTGGTCTGTTCGACTACGGCATGAAGGCGCTCGCTATCAATGCGGAACTGCGCCGTCGTGGCGTGGTGCCGAGCGTGGTGGGTTGCCGGTGGTGCAGCCGACACGTTGCAGACGAATCAGCCGACACGTTGCAGGAAGGGAACCGATGACAGACTGGACACGCCGAGACTGGCGACGCACGGACACGTACCCTCACCCCGTGTACCTCACCGACCGCACACCCCCCGACGATGACGAGGAGACCGGCGATGACGAGGGGTGATGCGGTGATGCTGGAGCACTCTGACGTGATGCTCGTGAACGTCCACTACCCCGAGGCGTGTGCCGGTCGACCGTGCACGGTGCACAACCGTACCGACCACCACATGCGTTCGTTCCCTCAGCATTGGTGTGACGATCGTGGGCTGATGGAGCGCATCTGTCCCCACGGTGTGGGGCACCCCGACCCTGACGGTCCGTACCTCCCTGAGTCGTCGATGTGGGTTCATGGGTGCGATGGGTGCTGTATGGTGCCGAGCGGAGGTGCACGATGAACGACGTGTCGAGACGGTTGCGTGACGGTGGGAGCGCCCTGATGCTGGAGGCGGCGGACGAGATTGATCGCCTGTCCGACCTGCGGACGGGTGCGGCTCTGCTGGAGGTGGAGCGGTTGCTCGGGGAGGTGCGGTTCCTGCGCCAGACCCTCGTGGAGGTGGCGGGGATCATCGATCAGGGGTGGAGCAGCACTGCGGCTGCGGTCGCCCGAAAGATCGGGACAGGACCAATCCCCACATGAGAAACGTGTGCCGAAACGGTAGCGTAGACGGTGCCGAAACGGTAGTGCAGGACGAGGAGGTGCGCCGTGGCTGACAAGTACCGCAAGAGACCTGTCATCATCGAGGCGATGAGATTCGGCGCACACACGGAGGCTCTGCCGTTTGGTGACCTCCATGCATGGCTCTCTGAGGGCGGCTGTTCGTTTCGACTGGGGCAGGCAATGGACGGTCCCGTGTTCATGTTGATCTCCTCGCTGGAAGGATGGATGCGTGCCGAGATCGGTGACTGGATCATCAGGGGCGTGGAGGGCGAGTTCTACCCGTGCAAGCCGAGCGTCTTCGCTGCGACTTATGAACCCGAGGAGACCACCCGTGGCTGAGCGACGGAAGCGCTCACCGCTCGGGACGACTGACATCGTCGCTCGGTTGCTGGACGTGACGGAGATGTCATGGGACGGCGACGAGGTTACCGATCCTCTCTGCGAGGAAGCAGCAGCCGAGATCGAGTGGCTCCGCCAGAGGGTGGACGCTCTGACGGAGTTGGTGGAGGCTGCGTCGCACCGTGTCGACCGAACCTCGTCGCTGTGGCTCGAACTGCGACACGCTGTGGAGGTTCATCGTGCCTGAGTTGAATGCGAACGTCCCTGCACTGGAGTGCTACGTCCGTGCGAACTACCTGCGCGACCAGCGTGACGGTTTCGGCGAGCGGTTCCCTTGCATGATCTTCGGGGTCGCTTCGGTCCCTGCTCGCAGTCCGCTGTTCCACTTCCTGATGGAGGACGGCGGTGTGTGGTGGCGTATGCCGATCAGTGCGTTTTGCACGAGACCCGACGCCCCCGACGTGGACATCCACGAGTTGGTCCTGTGGAACTCGTTCAGCCCGAACGTGACGGTCACGGAGTTCACGGCGATGCGGAACATGCGCATGACCTACGTCTCTCGCTCCGGCAAGTTCGTGAACGGTCGCTACCTGTTCACGCTCGACTGGCATGCCCCCGAGGACAACGTCCTGAACACGGGCTTCTCGACGAACCCCGGTCAGCACAAGTGCGGTCACGTGATCGAGCGCGACGACGGCAACATTGCGATCCAGCCGAACAACCGTGTGCGCCTGTTCGATCCGTCGTTCACGACGAAGAGTGGGACGCTGATCCAGCGGCTGATCAACACCCGCAAGTGGGATGTCGAGGACGCTGCTAAGTGGCGCACGTCGGACGACGACCGGTACGAGTACGAGGTCGTCACCGATGACGAGTGAACTGTCGAGGCTGCTGCGTAAGGCACCGCTGTCGGAGTTGGGTCCGATCTCGTGGCGTGCTGCCGACGCTCTTGACGAGGCGCTCGCTGAGGTGGAGCGGCTCCGTGCGGAGGTGTCGAGGCTCTCCCCCAACGGCAGGACTATACCTAGAGTCGTGTGACTGAATCCCGCAAACCCATGCGGGACAAGGGTTTCCCGAATGTCTTGACACGCCGACACCCTCCGCCCCATACTGTCCCTATGACACCGATCGAACACGACCAGCACCTCATCAACCTGTGGGATCAGATCGCTAAGGCGCAGCGCACGGTTCAGCGTGCGGAGGCGACCGTTCAGCGGCTCAACCATCTGGAGCCGACGCATCCGACGGCGATGATGATCGCCACCGATCTGGCAACGGGTCGTGCCCTGCTGCGCACGACGCTGGAGGAGTTGAACCGTCACGAGGCGCAGTACACCGGCTGGTCCCGTTTCTGGCTCGTGGTCTCGTCGGCTCACGGTCACCTGCACCGCACGACCTCGTGCTCGACGTGCTTGCCGACGACTCGGTTCTCTCTGATCGCTGAACTGTCGGGGACGGGCGAGTCGGAGGCGGTGGAGTCGCAGGGTTCGATCCTGTGCAGCGTCTGCTTCCCCACTGCCCCTGTCGAGTGGACGACCGGTGAGGCGAAGGTGGCGATCGCTGCTCGTGCGGAGCGTGAGGCGAAGAGGGCAGAGCGTGAGGCGAAGCGGCTGGAGAAGGCGCTGCTCCCCGACGGCTCGCCGCTGAAGATCGACTTGGGCAACGGTCGACTGGAGCGCTTCGACACGCTTGCGTCGGCAAAGATGTGGCTGACGAGTTTCTACTCGTGGGCACCGCACTCTTCGTATCCAGAGAGCGCCCGTGATCTCGTCGCACAGGCGGTTGCTGCGAAGACCGGTGAGTCGGTCGCTGATGTGCTCGCTGCTGCGGAGAAGCGTGCCGGAAAGAGGGGATGGTGACCATGCTGTACAATCGACGATCCGATCACGCATGTGGCTACTACTGCTGCCGTGGGTTGCGCAAGCACCGCCGAGAGAACTGGCACCGCCTGCTCCGCTCGCGTGAGCGCCGAGCGTGGAAGGCTGACCTGTCTCAGGACTGACGGGTATGCTCTGCGCATGACTGCCGCAGAGTTGCGCACGTACGATGCCGAGCACTGCTGGCAGTACGACATCCGTCTGCGCAACCTCGCTGCCGACTTGGAGGAGGTCGGTCTGTCCGTGGAACGTGCCGCTGCGCTGACGGTTGCCGACTTCGAGTTCCGTCCGCTCGACACGCCCGACGAGCGTGCTGATGCCGCTGAGTTCATCCGCCGACACGAGTGGCTGGGGAACCTGTCGCAGTACACGACGCACTGGTTCGGTGCGTACCACGGACCGCACCTTGCGGGCGTGCTGCTGTTCAACATGCCGAACGCTTTCTCGCACCTGCTCGGTCCCGACACGCCGGAACTGGAGCGGCTGCTCTCTCGTGGTGCGTGCATCTCATGGTCACCTAAGAACCTTGCGTCGGCGTTCGTCTCGTGGGCGACACGGTGGATGGTCGACCACACGCAGTACCGCCTGTTCACTGCGTACTCCGACCCGATGGCTCGTGAACTGGGGACGATCTATCAGGCGTGCAACTGGTACTACCTCGGGCAGCGTGCGGGGGCGACGGTGCGCTACGTCTCGCCGTACACGGGCAAGGTGGTGTCCGACCGTTTCTTCCGCCAGCGGACGGCGTACCGCCACTACGCCCGTGAGTTGGGTCTCGACTGGGATCGCTCGTGGGTGACCCCGACGGGGATGGCGTGGGCGAACGTCCCGCCGGATGTCGAGGCTGCGCTGCGCCAGAGGTCTCGTGACGTGCAGGCTGCGGCTACGCCGGTGACGGTGCCGCCGAAGCACAAGTATGCGCTCGTGCTCGGGCGTGACCGCTCCGAGACCCGCCGCCTGCGCCGACTGTTCGAGGAGCGCAACAGGACGTTCCCCTACCCCAAGGTGCGCTGCTGATGATCTCGAAGGTGGTGACGAACCCCTGCCCTTTCTGCGGGATCATGGAGATGGTCGACGTGCCGACGGAGGGGCTTCAGCGCTGGCAGGGCGGCGAGTTGATTCAGGTGGCGCTGCCCGACCTCTCGATCGAGTTGAGGGAGTTGCTGATCTCGGGGACGCACCTCGTGTGCTGGGACTTGCACATGGGTGAGGACGACGAGGATTGATGTCACGTCCCCGACCGCATCGTGCGTAGTACCACCATGACCAACACACTGACCCACCCCACCGACATCGAGCGCCCGAGCATCGAGCGCCTCACCCTGATGATCAACGAGGCGCTGCACTGCGTCTCGAAGGGCGAGGTGTTCCCGAACGACCGCCTGACGGACATGCTGCTCGACATGCGGACACTCGCTGAGTCGGCGCTCAAGAGCCAACTCTCGCTCGCTCGCCACTACAGCGACCTGCTGAAGTTGCACACGGTCCGACCGACGGAGCCGACGTTCGAGTTGGTCGCCAAGGGGATGGTGCTCGCCGAGACGGAGGACCATGACGTGATGGCTTGCTGCTTGAAGCGTGGGGAGTGGATGATCGTCATCTTCAAGGCGGGCACCGACACGGACGGCGTGGAGGTGGAGGGCGTGTTCGATCGCGACGGCGTGCGCCGCTTCGTCACCGACATGTTCAACAGTGAGCGGAAGGGCTAGGATCGCCGAGTGCCTGATCTTCCCGAACGTCTTGCCGACTACGCCCGCAACCCACAGGGGTGGGCGGTCGTCCCCACCGAACTGCTGCACGAGGCATCGGTGAGGGTGTCACGTGTGCCGCTTGCCGACGTGGTGATCCCCACGAAGAGCAACCGTGAGGGCGTGCAGCGGCTGGTCGACGTGCTCACCACCGCCCCCTTCGTGGGGCGTGTTGTGATCGTCGGCGACGGCGAGAACGCCACCGACCTGTCGGCAGTGCACGTCCCTCTCGGGGCTGGCATCCACGTGATGTGGAACAAGGGGATGCGACTGTGCGCCCCCGACCGCCACGTCCTGTTCCTGAACGATGACGTGACGATCGACGAGCGGACGGTCTCCGGTCTCGTGCACACGCTGGAGGAGCATCCCGAGGTCGGTCTGGTCTGCCCCAACTACAGCGGCGAGTCGTTCGAGGGTGCGTACCGAACGGTGACCGACACGTGCCGAGGTCGCTACGACGGGACGGGTGGCATGGCGGGGTTCGCCATGATGCTGCGCAACACGCTCGCCAGAGAGTGGCGCTTCGACGAGGCGATGAAGTGGTGGTACGGCGACGACGACATCGTGATGTGGGTGACCCGCACGAAGGGCATGAAGGCTGCGATCTCTGCGTGGTCGACGTGCGCCGACAACGAGTCGTGGACGATCCTCCACGACCCTCCGCCGACGTTCACTGCGGACGTGGAGAACGACCGACGGCTCTTCGAGCAGAAATGGGGCAAGTGATGCACGGTGAGGTGACGGAGTGGCTGCGCAACTCGACAGAGGTTCCGTGGGAGGGTGCGCACGTTGTCGAGGTGGGGAGCGCCGACTGGAACGGTCGTGCCTCCGACTACGTCTCGGGGTGGGCATCGTGGATCGGGGTCGACATCGCACCCGCTGCGAACGTCGACATCGTCGGCGATGCGATCGAGGTGCTGCCGACGCTCGACCCCTGCGACATCGTGGTGACGACGGAGGTGTTCGAGCACACTGCGCAGTGGTGCGACATCGTCGCTGCGATTGCCGGTGTGCTGCGTCTCGGGGGCTGGATGGTCGCCACGTGTGCGGGCACCGGTCGACCGGTCCACAGTGCGGACGGTGCGCCGACGCTGAAGCCCGACGAGCACTACGCCAACGTCTCGCTGCACGAGTTGCGTGCGTGCGCAGAGGCGTATGGGATTGAGATGGTGAGGGGCGAGGAGGGTCCGCCCGGGGACACCCGCTACATCGGGAGGCGGACCAGTGCATTCTGACTGCTGCTGCCACGTCGACCTGCCGAGAGCCTCGCGCCGGTGGAACCATCGGGTGTGGCTCTGCGACATATGCTTTGCTCAGTGGACGGTGATCCGTGCGGGGTTCTCCGGTGACTCGTGGTGGCAGTGGATCGAGGTGCCCGATGAGCGTTGACGTGACGGTGTGCATCCCGACGATCCCCCCGAGGCGGCAGATGCTCGCTCGTGCGATCGACTCGTGCTCCCGACAGACGGTGCCGGTGGCGGCGATTGCAATCGCACAGGACAGGGACGGTGACGGTGCGTGGGCGACGAGGAACAGGGCGCTCGCCATGTCGAGGTCGGAGTGGACGGTGTTCCTTGACGACGATGACGAGTTGCTGCCGCACTACGTGGAGAGCCTGTCTGCGTTCGCTCGTGAGCACGAGGCGGATGTCGTGTGGGGCTGGTTCGAGGTGAGGGGCGGCACCGACCCCTTCCCTCACTACAGGGGTCGGCAGTTCGACCCTCAGAACCCTCACATCGTCCCGATCACGTACATGGCTCGTACGGCGGTGCTGCACGAGGCGCTCGCCACGATGGGAGGTTTCGCTGCCGACACGGGTGGCGGCTCGTGGGACGTGCAGGACTTCCCGATCATGCGGGCGATGTTCGAGACGGGTGCCCGCTTCTATGCGTCGGACGAGACGGTGTGGCGCTGGCACCACCACGCTGCGAACACGAGCGGTCTGCCGACGAGGTGGAAGCGGTGACGACCCGTGAGACTGTCGAGCGACTGTGGGCGGTGCTGGAGGTCGGCAACCAGATGGCGAACCTGCTCCGCTACATGGTCGAGGTGCTGGGTGAGGACGACGAGATTGTGATAGAAGTGATCCGTCCGTTGCTGAGTGAGTGGGAGGCTACTAGTGGGATCATGGATTGAGTGGCTGACGGTAGCGTTCGTGCTACCGCTGCCGATTGCAGTGTGGTGGCTGGACCGTCGCCGAGAGCGGCTGTTCTTCGAGGCGCTGTTCGCTGAGCGCCAGCGCTCTGAGCGGCTCGCCGGTGCGCTCCAGCGCCTGCTCGCTCACGAGACCCCCGAGTCCCGTGGTGCGGCGCTGGATGCGCTGTGGACGTACCGAGAGAGCGAGTTGATCAGTGAGCGCTGACGATGCGATGACGATGGTGACGGAGTCGAGGCGCTCGTGGAGGTCGTGCGCTCTTGAGTTGGCGGACGTGCTCGGCGAGTGCACGTTCTCCGACCCCGAGCAGGCGATGAGGGCGTTCACCATCCTGTGCGAGGTGCGGGCGATGAGCGAGGTCGACTGATGACGTTCGACGAGTGGCTGACGCACGGCATCGTGGAGGGGTGGGTGAGCGTGCCGGTGTGCGCCATGCACGACGGTCTGCCGACGACCCCCGAGGAGGAGGGCGAACTGGACGAGGGCTTCGACCCCTGCCTGTCCGCTCTGCGCCTGTGGGGACCGGAGGGTATGCCGTGACCCCGACACATCCTGCGCGCTTCTCAGCGTCCCTGATGCCGGTGATTGCCGACATGCTCGCTGCCCACGGGCACGAGGGCATGTGGGTGCTGGACCCCTTTGCCGGTGTGGGCGGGGTGCACGCCCTGCACCCACGGTTCGAGACGGTGGGCGTGGAGATCGAGCCGGAGTGGGCGAGCGCCCACGAGCGGACGATCGTCGGCAACGCTCTTGACCTACCGTTCGCTGCGCACACGTTCGATGCGGTGGTCACGTCGCCGACATACGGCAACCGCATGGCGGACCACCACGAGGCTCGTGACGGCTCGAAGCGGATCACGTACCGGCACCGCCTCGGGCGACCGTTGAGCGCCGACAACACGGGGCAGTTGCAGTGGGGCGACAAGTACCGTGAGTTCCACGTGCGTGCGTGGTCGGAGGTGGCTCGTGTGCTCCGCTCTGGTGGGCTGTTCGTCCTGAACGTCTCCGACCACGTCCGCAAGGGGAGCGTGGTGCCGGTGATTGACTGGCACGTCTCTGCGATCGAGGCGCTGGGGATGACGCTGCTCGAACACCGTACGGTGCCGACCCCTCGGATGCGGTTCGGTGCGAACGGTGCCGCTCGTGTCGACCACGAGTCGGTGGTGGTGTTTCGCCGATGAGTGAGGACTGGCTCCCTCTGGAGCGCTCGACAACGCCGATGACGTGCATGGTGGAACTGGACGATGTCACGAGGGCGCTCGTGGCACCGTTCGACTACGAGACCGACGGCACCGAACGGTTCTACCCGTTCACTGTCCCGAGCGACCTACCGTCCGACTTCGGGATCGGCGTGATCGTCGGTGCGTCCGGTACGGGGAAGAGCACGCTGCTGCGTTCGTTCGGTGACGTGTCGAGAGCGGAGTGGTCTCCCGACCTGTCGATCGCCGCTCACTTTGCTGATCCTGTCGAGGCGATGGAGCGGCTCTCTGCTGCCGGTCTGATGTCGGTGCCCGACTGGGTGAAGCCGTGGCATGTCCTGTCCACGGGTCAGCGGTTCCGTGCCGACCTCGCTAGGTGCCTGCACGACGGTGCGGTGGTCGACGAGTTCACGAGCGTGGTGAGTCGAGACGTTGCGAAGGCAGCGTCGGCTGCGATGGCTCGCTACGTCCGTAGTGAGGGCGTTCGGCGCATCGTGGTGGCGACCGTCCACCGTGACGTGCTGGAGTTTCTCGAACCGGACTTCGTGATCGACACCGACCGTGGTGAGTGGTCGTCGGGGAGGTGGCTTCGGCGACCCGAACTGGTTCTCGAAGTTCGTCCTGCCCACCACTCCCTTTGGCGCTACTTCGCTGAGCATCACTATCTCAGCGGGTCGATCAACCGAGCGTCACACTGCTACGTGGCATTCTGGAACGGCATCGTCGTTGGGTTCGCCGCAGTGATCGCCTACCCGAGCGGGACATTGAAGAGCGCATACCGTGAGCACCGGCTCGTGATCCTCCCCGACTTCCAAGGTCTCGGGTTCGGTCCTCGCCTGTCCGAGGCGGTCGCTCGGCACTACACGGAGAGCGGCAAGCGGTTCTTCTCGAAGACCGCTCACCCTCGTCTCGGTGAGTACCGTGACGGATCGCCGAGATGGAAGGGTACGTCGAAGAATCACATCCGTCGTTCTGACATGAGGCTCGACGCACGGTGGACGAGTGTTGGTCGATGGTCCTACTCGCACGAGTTCATCGGATGAGGGTTTATGTCTTCCCTGCCGACGTTGCGGGGTGTGGGCACCAGCGGTTGATCCGCCCTGCCGAGACGCTGCGTGCGCTCGGTCACGACGTGTCCGTCTTCAAGCCCGGGGAGCAGGACCACTTCCCGATCACCATCTTCGAGCGGGGCATGATGCGCTCGCTCACGCTCGACATCGACGAGTTCGATGCCGACGTGGTGGTGATTCAGCGACCACTCGACTGGAAGTGGCAGTACGTGATCCCAAAATTGAAGGCAATGGGCGTGAAGGTGATCGCCGATCTGGACGACGACCTGACGGCGATTCGCGTGGGGCATGCGATGTGGGGGACGGTCGACCCCATCAACAATCGCGACCAGAACTGGAACCATTTGAAGAAGGCGATGCTGCAAGCCGACACGGTGACGGTCTCGACACCGGCGCTCGCTAAGCGGTTCGGGCGGAGCGGCTCGACGATCGTGATCCCGAACTGCGTCCCCGAGAGTTACCTGAACGTCACCGCTGATCGCTCCGACCGTCTCGTGGTGGGGTGGACGGGGTCGGTCGCTACGCACCCCCACGACCTGAACGTCCTCGGTCCCTCTCTCCCCGAGGTCGCACGCACTGTCCCGTTCGAGTGGAGGGTCGTGGGCAGTGGGTACGGCATCCGTTCGGTGACGGGGATGGAGCCGAGCGTCGTCTCGTACGTTCCGATCGACGAGTACATCCACGAGGTCGCACGCTTCGACGTGGGCGTGGTGCCGCTGGCGCTGCACCCCTTCAATGAGGCAAAGAGTTGGCTGAAGGGTCTGGAGATGTCGTCGGTGGGCGTGCCGTTCGTTGCATCTGCAACGAGTCCGTATCTCGAACTCGTCGCCCACGGTGCGGGCATGATCGCCGACCGACCTAAGCACTGGTCGGCAATGCTGAGGCGGCTGCTCACCGACGAACCGTTCAGGGCGGACATGTCTGCGGCGGGGCGCGAGGTCGCCCGACTGTGGACGTTCGAGGCGAACGCATGGCGCTGGGAGGAGGCGTGGCTTGGCAATCGGCAGCGACCCTGAGATCGGGATGCGGTTCTCCCGTTGGGGGCAGATGTCCGACGTGGAGAGGGAGGCGTGGTTCGACCACATGCGTGCGACCTTCGAGCATCACGCTATGGGGGGCTACGGAAAGTTGTGTGAACCCGACCCCGAGTTGCGGCGGTTCTTCACGGAGACGGCGTGGGCATCGGTGATGACTTGACCCGACGGTTCGGGCTGACCTATGATCGGCTCTGTCACTCAGGAGGTGCACATGGGATTCGACAGGAACCGTGCGGGGGCGATCGTGCAGGACGCTCTCGTGAGGCTCGGGGCTAGGACGGGCAGCACGTACGCCGTCCCGACGATCAAGTGGGACTTGAAGGGCAAGTCGTGCCTCGGGCAGGCGGTGGGGGGCAGCGTGATCCGTCTCCACCCCGAGGCGGCTGACCTGCTCGGCGAGCAGTACGTGGAGACGATCCTCCACGAGGTGTGCCACATCGCTGCGGAGGCGGAGCGCCGCAAGCACGCCCCGACGGTGCGCACCGGCAAGTGGTCGGCACACGGTGCGGTGTGGCGCAACATGATGAGGTCGCTGGGGCAGTCGCCCGACCGCACGTGCTCGCTGCCGGAGGGCGTGAAGTTGACCCCCGCCCGAAAGGTGAAGCAGTTCAAGGTCCGTTGCGCCTGCAAGGAGCACGTGGTCTCGCAGGTTCGGGTGAACCGTGGGATCGAGCGCTACCACTGCCGCCGATGCGGTACGGGTCTGACCGTCGTGGGGGAGGTCGGGGCATGACGTGGTCCGACAGGGTCGCAGGGATGGTGTGGGTGCTGGCGACGTTCTCCAGCATCCCGATCTATCTGAGGGCGAGCGCATGGAACCAGCGCCGCCGCTATCGGGCACGCTGCTACAGGGCGAGGGTCCGAGCGCAGCGTGGGCGGCGGGTACGATCGGGTCATGCGTGCCGTCGAGGTTCACTGGCGTGACTGCCACGCTCTGACAGAGGGCTGGACCCACCTGTCCGATCTCGACACCCACGAGCGTGTGATCCGCTCCGTGGGGTTCGTGCTCGAAGACCGCAAGCACGACCACCTCGTGCTCGCACAGTCGCTGGACGACGGTCTCGTCGACAACGTCATTGCGATTCCTCTGGCGGTGATCATCTCAGTCTGCTCACTCTCGCCAGTCGACTGATACCCTCACCGGTATGGGTCGACGAGAGTACCGCCGAGAGATCGCAGCAGAGCGCCGCCGAGCGAGCGCCCAGCGCCAGCGCATGATTCAGCACGACGGTGCGATGCTGCGCCGTCAGCGTGAGCGGCTGCGCCGACGGCACGGCAACCCATCCAATCGCCGACAGGCTCTGGTCGACTGGGTCGTCTCCGTCAACATGCGCCGAGGTGAGGTCGAGTGACGGAGTGGACGATGAGGTCGGCAACGGGCATCCGCACCCTGTCCGATGCTCGCGACACTGCGGAGAGTTTCGTGAGGATGTTCGGTGAGCCGTTCGCCATCATTCACTTCAAGTCGGAGGGTTCGTTCGACGTGGAGCCTGCTCGGCAGACCGACGTTCTCGGGCAGTGGGGCGTGGTCGACATCCTCGTACCAGAGGCGGTGTCCTGATGCGGACGATGAGGGCGATCGTCCCCGAGCGCACCGACCACACGGACTGGCGCACGCCACGCACGACCGACGCTATCGAGACGGCGCTCGCAAGGGTGCCCCGAAACGGTGAGTGGTGGGTGCTGCGCAAGGGTCTCGGCATGACCGTCTCTGAGCAGCAGGCTCGTGCACTCAACGCCACCGGTGGACCGTGGGTGTTTGGGTACAGGGTCTACGCCGACGGCGGAGACCTGCGCAGCGATCTAGCGGTAAGGTGGACAGGACGATGACAACCGAACTCGACATGCAGGCACTGAAGGCGGAGCGCCTCTCCCACGAGATTCGTGCGGCGAGAGCCGACGCTGATCTTGCGGAGACGCTGGCGAACGCTGCCCGACTCGCTCACGACAAGGACTTGAGGCGCTGGCGCTTCGACACGGCAGGCGATGCCGACGCTCGTGTGTTCCGCTTCCCCACGAGCGTCAGTCAGGACAGTGTCTCGTCGGTGATCGACACGCTGTCGAGGTGGGACCGTCTCGATGCGGACAACGATCGCGAGTACCACTTCTACCTCACCAGCCCGGGTGGGATGATCATGCCCGGGGTTTCGCTGTTCAACTTCCTGAAGCGGCTCGCTGAGCGCCGACCCGTCGTGACGGTGGCATCGGGGTTTTGTGCGTCGATGGCGACGGTGATCCATCAGGCTGGCAGCGAGCGACTGATCGAGCGTGGCACCTCGTACCTGATCCACGATGCGAGCGGCTCCGCTTACGGTGACGTGAGCAGCCTGCGCGATCAGGCTGACTGGATGGACCGGATCAACAGAGACCTGCACCGCTTCCTCGCCGAGCGCTCGACACTGAGCGTTGACGAGATCGCAGAGAAGTCGAAGCGCCGAGACTGGACGCTCACCGCTGAGGAGACCGTTGAGTTCGGTTTCGCCGACAGGTTGGTGTGAGAGCGATGAGCAACTACTACACGAGTGATCCGTACGCCGCACCGGTGGCAGCGTTCATGTCCGCATGCGGGCAGCAGACCTGCGTACCTCTCGGTCGTGACACGCCGAGCGACCTGATCGACCTGCGTCTCCGGTTGATGGACGAGGAGTTGACGGAGGTGTTCGAGGCGATCAACCAGCGTGACGCTGTGATGACCGCACACGAGATCGCCGACCTGCTCTACGTCACGCTCGGGACGGCGGTTGCGTTCGGCATCCCGATCGACAGCGTGTTCGCAGCGGTAGCCAGAGCGAACATGTCGAAGATCGACCCGTCGACCGGCAAGCCGTTCGAGATGGTCGACGGCAAGGTGCGGAAGGGACCGGAGTACCACGACCCCGCTGCCGACATCGCTGAGATCATGCGCACGAAGATGGTGCAATGACCCCGTGGCAGTGGGAGGGTGGCGAGTACCACTCGTGGGACATGGTGCGGACGTTCTCTGCAACGAAGGCGCTGCGCCGACGGAGGATGGGCGACCGCCGCACTGCGGTGCTCGACGATCTCGTCTCGCGCCACGCCCATGCGCAACTACTCTCCATTCTGAGCGAGATGGACGACGATGACGACTTCGAGGACTTCTAGGTTCGAGACACTGCTGCGCCAGCGTGCGGAGCGTGCGATGGACGAGGGCGTGCCCGTGTGCGTGCAGCCGACTCAACTGCTCACCGTTCTCGACATCCTTGCCGAGGAGCGCACCGACCGCTTCGAGGCTGAGCGGTGAACCTGCGGCTGATGATGTCCCGTCTCGCTCGTGTGGCGGAGACCCCGACGGTGACCATCGAGTTCGATGCGGTGCAGTGCGTGTGGAGGGTGCGCATGGTGGTCGACGGTGACCGATACGGAGCCTCTGGTGCCGATCTCGCAACGGTCGTCGACTCGATGGCGACCTGCATCCTGAGCGCCCGAAAGCAATCCTTCGCTTCGCAATAGTTGCGTACGCAAACTTTCTCGAGCGCTGAAACCCTTGTGCCGTAAGGGTTTGCGGGTGTCTTGACTTGAGGGTGCCCCACGGCCGATACTGTCTACATGACCGAGACCACCACCTCGAAGCCCGCCCGCACCACGCGTGTCCCGAACCGCTTTGTCGGTGAGGGCGCTGTCCGTCAGGACGGCACCCTCCCCATGTACGTGTGCAACACCTGCAACGGTGAGGTGGTGTGGGCTACGAGCGCCCGCACGGGTCGCAAGTACCTCGTGAACGTCCGCCGAGGTCACCTCGATCAGTCGTTCTACATGAAGCACGACACTCACACGTGCACTCCCGAGACGACGGTCTTCGCCGTCCTCCTCACGGAGATGGGCACGACGACGGTGATGGCTCTCACCACCGACGAGACCGCCGCTCTCGCCGACTTCGGTCACTGCGTGCGGTTCGTCGAGAAGGTCGATCTCGCAGAGCGGGCGGTGCTCGTCAAGATCGCCACCCGCCACCCCGAGGGTTACCTCACTCGTGGCTTCATCAGCGCCGAGGGCTTCCTCGCTGAGGGCGAGATCGTTTGTGAGAAGGTCTGAGCGGGGCACGTCACACTTCACCGAGCATCGTACGTATATGACTCAGGAGGTCATCATGGAAACACTCAAGGTCAACAACAGAATCATCGAGGTCGGGACGGAGGTCTCAATCAAGGGCGAGAGCGGTCGGTTCATCTTCCGCTACCAGCACCGCAACGGTGACATCACCGTGTGGGGCGGTCGCACCGGTCACGAGTCGATGCGCTCGTTCCGTCTGAACCGTGTCGCCCGAGTCCACTACAAGAGCAAGACCCGCACCAACAAGGAAGGCTGAGCAACCATGATCATCACCGAGGATCGTTCGAAGGTCACCAACACGCTGAGCGGCGAGGTCTCGCAGTTCAGCATCGCAACGAACGCCAAGGCGTTCCGAGTGCTGGTCGACGGCATCTACGCCGACAAGATCGGCAGCATCACTCGTGAGTTGCTCAGCAACGCTTTCGATGCGCACACCCGCCGAGGCAATCTCGACACGCCGTTCGAGGTGCGCATCCCGAACCCTCTCAACCCGACGTTCAGCGTGCGCGACTACGGCTGCTCGATGGACCACGAGTTCGTGATGCGCTCGTACTCGACGCTGTTCGAGTCGAGCAAGGCGGACTCGAACACGGAGGTCGGTGCGTTCGGTCTCGGTGCAAAGGCGTTCCTCGCCTACACCGATGCGTGCACGCTGACGTGCTGGAGCGACGGCGAGGTGCGCAACTACTCGATCTCGATCGCCGACAGCGGTGTGCCGGAGGTGCGGCTCGTGCACCGTGGACCGAGCACCGCTGAGCAGGGTGTCGAGGTGACGTTCGCTGTAGCGCACACCGACTTCGTCGAATTCCGCCGTGCGGCGCTCCGCTGCGCTTACGGCTTCGACACGCTGCCGACGTTCATGGGCGACGATGTCTCGCCGGTCGAACCCGACTTCAATGGTGAGGGCTGGCGTTTCTGGCGGAACGGTCCGCTGACGGAGTCACGCATCGCAGTGCGGCAGGGCTGCGCCATCTACCCCACGAACGTCGGTGGGTGGCTGGTGCCGATGAATGCGCTGCTCATCGTCGACACGCCGATTGGTACGGCGAACGTCACCGCCTCTCGCGAGAGCCTCGCACTGACGAGCGCTCAGAGGGACGGCATCGACGAGCGTGTGCGTGCGGCGCTCGAAGCGCTCGGCAAGCAGGTGGAGACGCTGTACCACGCTCAGCCGACGGAGATTCGCAAGGCGCACTTCGCCCACGAGAACCGCCCCCTGCTCCCGAAGGACGGCGACTTCCCCACGACAGTGCAGTCGCCCCAGTCGCTGCACAAGTGGGACGCTGGCTCGCTGGCTCCGTACGACCGGTGGTCGGTGCAGAACCTGACCAAGATCGTGCTCGTGCACGACGACGGCACGCCGGTGCTGCGCCGTCTGCTGCGCCTGCGTGCGCTCTGCAAGACCCGCTCCGTCTACATCGAGACCGACCTCAATCGCCTGAAGGAGATGCACAAGTTCCTCGAACTCGACAGGTCGCAGTTGGTGCGGCTCGTCGACATCCCCGACGTGCAGGTGCGGCGCTCCCCGAGGGGCACCTCCTCGACCTCCACGCCGAAGGTGAAGAAGGAGGTCGCTCAGGACGTGGTGTGGGCGGTGTGCAACCGCAACAAGTGCGAGGCTGGTCCGCTGAAGTGGCACCGCACCGACGAGCACGTTGGGCAGCACTCGGGCGTGACGAGCCACGTCGCTCGCTGGATCGGCGAGGTGGTGGAGCGCACGAGCGGCAGCAAGCCGGTGCTGTTCCTCACCACCGCCGAGATGGAGAGGGCGCTCTCCAAGGGGACGATCGATCCAGAGTTGCGCATCGACCGAGTGGTCGCTCGTGAACTCGACTCGCCGACGCTGCACGACCAGTTGCTGAACTGGCTCGTCCACCGCCAGATGAACGTCGAGTGCGCCCACCACGCCCGCCGAGCGATGTTCGAGGTCGCCGGTGTCAGCGATCTCGGCACGCCGTTCTCCCTCGGTGCGCTGTTCGCCATGATGAAGTCCGACGTGTTCCGCCGCTGCGAGCAGGAAGCGATCGCTACCGTTCGAGCGCTCAAGCAGCGCTACCCTCTGTTGTTCAACAGCACCGCCGACGCTGTTGTCCAGCAGTACATCGCCATGTGCGATGCAGCATCCACGAGCAAGGTCGCTTGATCGTGGTAGAGTCCCCCCAGCAAGTCCCGACCAATCAGGAGGTCACTGTCATGTCCACCCCGTTCCCGTACATCCTGACGGACCAGTCGCTCACGTTCTACGTGGACGGCACCCCGCATCAGGTGCTCCGTGATCACCCTCAGTTCTCGCACATCGTCGAGGCTGTCGAGGCTGGTGATCCCATCGCTGTCGAGTTGACGAAGCCGATCGTGAAGGTGATCGAGGCGCTCGTCGACCTCACGCCCACCACCGACTCGGAGCGCTGGTCGCGCCGTGCGGCTGGCACGCTGGAGGTGACGGAGTGGGGCGTGACCCTCGACGGCAAGTCGATCAACGGTCACGTCATCGACCGTCTCATGGACGTGCTGAAGGCGGGCATGGACCCGACCCCGTGGGCGAACTTCGTGCGCAAGTTGCACCAGAACCCGAGCAGCACGAGCCGCACCGAACTGTACGGCTGGCTGGAGAAGAGCGGGATGCCGATCACCCCCGACGGTGACTTCCTCGCCTACAAGCGCATCCGCTCCGACTACCGAGACATCCACTCCGGCACGTTCGACAACAGCGTCGGTCAGGTCGTCGAGATGGCTCGCCTCGACGTGGACGACGACCGCAACCGCACGTGCTCGTCGGGTCTGCACTTCTGCTCGAAGGACTACCTGCCGCACTTCGGTCGCAACGGCAGCGAGGATCGGGTGGTGCTCGTGAAGATCAACCCCGCCGACGTGGTCTCGATCCCCGCTGACTACGACGACACGAAGGGTCGCACGTGGCGCTACGAGGTCGTCGGTGAGATGACGCTCGAAGAGGCGGGTGTCCGTGACTGGGAGCCGATCTCGTACGAGTTCGGTGACGACGACTTCGACGACGAGGACGACTTCGACATCTGGTCGGAGTTCGATGACGAGGACGAGGACGACCTCGTCTGACGGTCGATCCGCCGCCCGCATCACGGTCGTGGTGGTCCGATGCGGGCGGCGGGTCTAGCACATCGTCCCTCGATGCCCTGACCCTTAGAGGTCGGGTGCGTCAACTCACCTAGTTAGGATCGACACCCATGAATCTTCGAACTGCCTTTACAGCGACCACGATTGCGATCGCAGCGTCCGCTCTCATCCCCCTCACCATGATCAACGCCGAGACGGTGTCCGCACCGACGACAGTCGCCACCACGTCAACGACGAGCACGACGAGCACAACCACCAGCACCACGAGCACGACGACAACGACGATCGTGGCGACGAGCACGGTGGTGCCGCTCGGCTTCGATCCGGTGTGCGGCGAGCCTCTGATGAGGCTGGCGCTTGAGGTGGGGTGGGCACACGCCGATCTCCCCCGACTCGATGCCGTCGCACGGCGCGAGAGCGGTGGCGACTGCGGCAACACCGACGTGAACATGTCGAACAACCCTCACGACCCCCGCTACTGCGGCGGCGATCTCGGGAGCCTCGGCACCCTCCAGATCAACTCGTACTGGGCTGCGCCGACGAGGTGGAACGGTGGCGTGGGCGGATGGCTCGGCAAGCAGGGCATCCTCACCGACTGCACGCAACTCTTCGACGTGCGCACGAACCTGATCGCCGGTCTCGCCATCTTCCGTCACAGCGGTGGGTGGGGACCGTGGGGCGGTTGACGTGCGCCGCAGCGAGTACGAACCCGACGAACTGGAGTTCCTGTCTTTCGAGGAGGGGAACGACTCGTGGGCTTCCGGCTTCGAGCAGGGGCGCACGGAGGTGCTCGACACGCTGCTCCCGAGCGTGATCGAGAAGGTCGACGCAGTGCTCGCCGACGAGGACGCTGACCTGCCCGACTCAGTGCTCGACCTCTTGGAGATGCTCGACCGCTGGATCGACCTGTACCGCAAGACATCAACCGACTAGAGAGGCAACGACATGGCAACGAAGAGACGAGAGCCGTTCCCGAAGCACGGCACGTCAGCAAGGCGCTCGAACTTCCGCTGCAAGTGCGTTGCCTGCGTGCGCCGCATGGGGGCGGTCGACGACGAGTACGAGGTGCGGTGGACGCTGAACCCCCTGCTGCGGATGTTCGGTACGGAGCGCCTCACCGACTGGTTCGGGACGGAGCGCATGGCTCAGTGGGAGGCGACGGGTCTCGCCGACATGGAGGCTGATAAGGTCGCCATCACCCTCGGCTCGATGCCGTGGGAGGTATGGGGCGGCTGGCTCGAAGCCGGTCTCGACAAGCGAGAGGAACAGGACATTGCCAGCAGAGTGGAGTGAGCGGGACATCCTCGGGGAGTTGGAGAAAGACCTCGGCGGTGCCGAACTCTCTGCCGTCCTGTCGGAGTGGATCACGACGATCATCCACCGCATCATGGCGGTCACCCTCGCTCTCGGTTGGTGGCGGACGCAGATGATCGCTCAGGGCTACTCGCCGGAGGCGGTGGAGGCGAACCTCCCGATGATCATGGACCGACTGTGGTCGGTGCCTCGCCCCGACTTCCCTCTCGATCAGATCATCGAGATCATGTCGATGCGCTTCGATGAGGTGCAGGACATGAACGACGACGAGACCGACGGGGACTGAGGTGGCGAAGAAGAAGGTCACCGGTCTCCCCGAGACGCTTGAGGTGGGGATGCTCGTCCGCTTCAAGGACGGAGTGGACAGAGGCACCTACGCAGTGTTCTCTGTCGATCTCGCTCGCGATGGCAGCGTCACCCTGTACGGTGGCGACGCTGACCCGAGCGGTCACCGTTGCTTCAGAGCGGTGATGCCGGAGCGCCTACAACTGGAGGACCGCAAGGCGATCCTCGCTAAACGACATCGAGAGGATCAGCCGTGACATTCGACCCGACCGCAGTGCAGGTGCACCTTGTGCGCACGCTCGACGACGTGCACGAGTTCATGCAGTGGGTGCGCAGCGGTCACCGCATCATCGGCTTCGACATCGAGACCGACGGTCTCGACTGGTACGACGGCAAGGTGCGGCTCGTCCAGTTCGGCTCACTGACGGAGGGGTGGGCGGTTCCGTACGAGTGGTGGTCTCGTCTCGTGCTCGAAGCGCTGGAGCACTTCGATCGAACGGGTGCGCTCATCGTGGGGCACAACGTCGGAGGGTTCGACCTCACGTGGATTCGCAGGGCAACGGGGTTCGTCCCGAACTGGTCAAGGGTGCACGACACGATGCTGTGCGCTGCGCTGCTCGACTCTGCCGGTAGCAAGGCGCTGAAGGACTTGTCGGCGGTGTACGTCTCGCCGATAGCGAAGATGGGGCAGACGGCGCTGAAGGATGACATGAAGCGTGGCGGGTGGGACTGGGCAACGGTGCCCGTCGACCTCCCCTCGTACTGGATGTACGGCGTGCTCGACACGGTGCTGACGGTGAACCTGTTCCACACGCTGATGCCGATGCTCGACCGCTACGGGCTTCAGGATGCGTACGCAACGGAGCGGCACGTCGAGAAGGTGCTGCACAACGTCTCGTACAAGGGCATCCGCACCGACCTCGACCACTGCCGCTCTGAGCGGGACCGCCTCACGTCACGGTGCGCCGAGATTCAAGAGCAGGTGCGCACGGAGTACGGGATCGAGAACATCGCCAGCGGTCCGCAACTCGCTTCCGCTTTCGAGAGCACGGGCGTGCGGCTGACGGAGAAGACCCCGAGCGGTCAGTGGGCGATGAACGCCGACGCACTGGAGATCATCGCCGCCCTGAACGGCGACCACCCTCTCGTGAGGCTGGTGACGGAGTACCGCAAGGGCATGAAGTACTCGTCGACCTACTACGACAATGCGATCAACTTCACCCGCTCCGACGGACGGGTGCACCCCTACTACCGACAGGTCGCTGCGCGCACGCTGCGCATGTCGGCGAACGACCCCCCGATCCAGACGTGGCCGAGGGTGAACGCCGACGGCTCGAACGCTGAGCCTCGCAACGCTTTCATCACGGAGGAGGGGCACTCGTTCGTGAGCGCCGACTTCTCGAACGTGGAGGCTCGTGTGTTCGCTGTCCTTGCCGGTGACGAGGGGATGCAGCAGGCGTTCCTGAACGGTGTCGACCTCCACTGCTGGACGGGTGGACAGATGTACGAGGGCGGTGTGCCGCTCGACAAGGGCGACCCCCGACGGCAGAGATCGAAGAACTCGCTGTTCACGACCCTGTTCGGTGGCGGTCCCGAGAAGTTGGCGGTGACGGCTGGGCTGACGGTCGACGAGGCGGTGCACACGCTGCGCCTGCTCAAGGCGACGTTCCCGAGCATCACGTCGTACTCGAAGCAGATGCAGCGTGAGGCGCAGGACATGGAGACACAGACCGGTCGTGCGGGCATCCGTCTTGCCGACGGTCGCATCCTGCGCATGGGCGAGGACGACGACAGGTTCTATGCGTTCGTGAACTACTCGATCCAAGGCACCGCCCGCATGATCCTCGGCGAGCGGCTGATCGCTCTCGACAACGCCGGTCTCGCTGAGCACGCTGTTGCCGTCATCCACGACGAGGTCGTGTTCGAGTTGCCCGACGAGATCGTGGACGAGGCTCGCATCGAGATCGGCGACTACATGGCTGACCACGACATGTTCAAGGTGCCGATTGTCGCATCGGTGGGCAAGCCTGCGAAGCGTCTCGGCGAGGCTGACCACTGATGCTCGTGGGCATCGACCCCGGCAAGGCGACGGGCATCGCAGTCTGGCGCGACGGTGCGCTCGACCTCGGGCTGACCGGCGAGTACACGCTGGAGCAGGCGTTCTCTTTCCTCGACCGTTTCTGCGGGGACGTGGAGCACCAACAGGTGGAGTGGTTCACGATCAGCGAGCGGACGATCAAGACCGACATCGACTACACGGCGATCCATCTCATCGGCGCTATCCAGTACGCCGCATGGCGGTGCGGGAACACTCTCTCGTACTCGTCGCCCGCTGAGGTGAAGAGGCAGTTCCCCGACGCTGCGCTGCGCAAGGCGGGGATGTGGCACCGCTCCGATCACGCTAGGGATGCGATCCGCCACCTCTGCCGCCACCTCGTGGGCGCTGGTATCCTCGACGCACGACGATTCCTTCTCGACGACGATGAGGACTGAATGGACTTGGAGAGCCTGATGGCAACGCCGCCGCTCACGATCGACTACGACCCCGCTCTTGTGCCTGATCGGTTCATCATCCGTGGTGCTACGCAGGCGCACCAGATCGGGCTGCTCTCGATCCCCTCGTGCCGTTTCGCTGCGAAGGGTGCCGACTACTGGACGATCCCTCTGCGCTACGCACAGGTGATCGCTCTGGCGAGTTCGTACCACCTCGAATGGACTGCCGCTGCCGAGGAGCAGTTCGTCCCGCTCGCTGAGACGGTGCGTGCGTGCCAGCGCCTGCGGACGGAGGGGCTGACCGACGAGGAGAGCGCCGTCGTGACCGACATGCTCGCAGAGTACGGCGTGCACCCGAAGCAGGGGCAGGCAGCAGCGATCGTCCAGTTGGCGACTGCCGGTGGCGCTGCCCTGTTCTCTGAGATGGGTTCGGGCAAGAGCCTCGTGGTGGCGGGTGCGCTGAGGCTGTATGGCATCACGCCCGCCCTCATCGTCTGCCCCCCGAGCGTTCTCTACAACTGGCAGCGTGAGTTGCGGCGGTTCGGTGTCGAGTCGACGGTGCTCGATGGGACGCTCGCTCAGAAGCGCAAGACGATCGAGTCGCTCGACCTCGATGCCACGCCGGTGCTGGTCACGTCGTACGGTGCGGCGAAGAAACTCACACGGCTCGCACGCTACGGCTCGACTGCCCTGAAGCGGTGCAACCCCTGTGGTGGGCACCACGACCTCCCCGAGGACAAGTGCGAGGTGCACGAGCGGTTCCTCAACACGGTGCAGTGGGGTGCCGTCGTGATCGACGAGGCGCACCGCATCCGTGACCCCCACACCATCAACACGAGGGCGGTGTGGCACCTCGCATCGTCCGCCCCGAACCGTTGGTTCCTGACGGGGACACCGATCGAGTCGAACGCCAAGGAGTTCTGGTCGATCCTCCATGCGATGGACCCCGAGGAGCACCCCTCTTCGAGCAAGTTCATCGACCGCTACCTCCTCACGTCGAAGACGTACTGGGGCGAGACGGAGGTGATCGGTCTGTCGCCGATCACTCGTGCAGAGTTCGAGGAGACCACGCAGTGGCGGTGGCGGCGTGACGTGAAGGTGGGGATGCCGGAGACGGCGTACGAGACCCGCACGACCGCCCTGTCGCCGAAGGCGGCTAAGGCGTACAAGCAGATGGAGCGCCAGTTGATGGCAGAGGTCGGTCTCGAAGGGTCGGACGAGATGGCGGTGCTGCTTGCCGACAACCACATGGTGAAGTACACGAGGCTGCTCCAGTTGGCGAACGCCACGTGCGAGATCACGCCGGAGGGCGAGGTCGTGATGAGCGAGCCGAGCGACAAGTTGGACCTGTTCATGGACACGCTCGAAGATGTGGGCGAGCCGGTGATCGCATGGTTCGCATCGGTCAAGTTGCTGAAGTTGGCATCGGAGCGTCTCGACAAGGTGGGCATCAAGCACGTCGTGATCCACGGCGAGACTGCGCCGAAGAAACGGCAGGAGGCGGTCGACGCTTTCCAGAACGGTGATGTCGACCTGATCCTGTTGAACCCCGCTGCCGGTGGAGAGGGCATCACGCTCACTCGTGCACGTGTCAGCGTGTGGGTGATGCGCCCTGCGAGCAGCATCCAGAACTCGCAGGCTGACGACAGGAACAACCGCTACGGCGTGGAGCACGACGAGTTGCTGTGCATCGACCTCGTTGCCGAGGGCACCATCGAGGAGCAGGCGCTCGAACGGCTCATGCAGAAGCGGAGCGCTCTCGCTGAGGTGGTCGGATGAGCCGCTACGCCGACGGTGTGCACCGCTACTCGAACACGGAGATCAGCACGTGGAGGGACTGCCGACGCAAGTGGATGCTGACGTACTACCTCGGGCTGCGCAAGAAGGAGAGGGACGTTCGCTACCCGACGGCAGTGGGCAACCTCGTGCACGGTGCGTTCGAGACGTTCTACCTTGCCGGTGGTCTCGACAACCCGAACGCACCGACGCTCGCACGTGAGTACCTCGTCGACCAGCGTGCCACCGACCTAGCGGACTGCGCCAGCGAGCACCACGAGACGATCGTGAAAGCGCACAAGACCGCCGACGCATGCTTCACGTCGTACCTGCACTGGCTCGACGAGACGGGTGCCGACCTCGACCTGCGCATCATCGGGTCGGAGGACAAGTTGACGATGGACGGACCTGTCGAGGGGACGGAGATCAACGGTCGCATTGACCTGCTTGCCGAGGACACCCGCACCGGCGACATCGTGGTCATCGACCTGAAGTTGGTCTCGTCGATCAGCGACAAGATCAGGATGCTGCACCTCGACACGCAGTCGAAGCAGTACGCACTGCTCGCCCGACACAAGTACGAGCGCCCCGTGCGCGTGGCGTTCCGCATCGTCAAGATGAACCAGAGGTCGGCAAAGACGAAGGGCGTGCAGGAAGAGCAGTACGAGATCGTCCTGAACAACGGTCAGATCGAGACGTACATGCGCCAACTCGAAGGCATCACGAGCGACATCATCGCCGTCACGGAGCGGCTCGATCGTGGCGAGCACCACCAGTTGGTGGCGTACCCTTCGCCGAGCGACTCGTGCTCGTGGAAGTGCCCGTTCTTCGCCGTGTGCCCCATGCTCGACGACCCCGCCTCCGACGCTGAGTGGCTGCTGAACGATGCGTTCGAGCAGCGGCAAGATTCCGTGGCGAACCTCGAAACCGATGGTATGGTTCCTGAATCGACAGAAGACCAAGGGGGTCGGCAGTGAAAGTCAGTGTGAGTGCCATCGTGCACGGAGAACCGGGATCGGGGAAGAGTTGGGCAGGAGCGACCGCTCCAGCGCCCCGACTGCTCCTCGACGCTGAGGGCGGTGGGCGCTTCGCACCCCGCAACCACCCGATGGTGACGTGGAACCCTCTGACGGAAGCGCCGCCGGAGTGGGACGGCAAGTGGCAGTCGTGCTTCGTGGCGGTGCAGGACTGGACGACGTTCGACGCTGCGCACAAGTGGCTTGCATCGGGCGAGCACCCTTTCAGGTCGGTCGTGCTCGACTCGCTGACGGAGTTGCAGAAGCGCCTCGTCGATGCGATCTCCGGCATCAACCAGCCGACGATGCAGCAGTGGGGCGAGGTGCTGCGCCGCATGGAGGACAAGGCTCGTGCGTTCCGAGACCTCGCCGTTCGCGACGACAACCCTCTTGAGGCTGTGATCGCCATCTGCCTCTCGCACAAGCGTGACGATCAGACCCGACCGTTCGTCAAGGGTTCGCTCGAACTGTCCCTGCCCGGGTTCTTCGACGTGGTCGCCTACATGTTCACGTCGCAGGACGAGGCGACCGGTACGATCTCGCACAACGCTCTGATCGCACCGCTCAACAACATCGTGGCGAAGGATCGCACGAACATGTTGATCCAGCACTTCGGTCCCGCAGTCCCCGAGGTGAACATCACCGAGTGGCTCAACCTCATCCGCCCCCTCTTCACCAGCAACTGACAACAGGAGACAACCAATGGCATCTTTGAGCAGCATCCCGGGTCTCGACGCAGCGCTCGCTGCGATCAAGCAGGGTTCCCGAGACGGAGCGGTCAACGACGACGGCACCGTCCGCAACACGTACCCCGACCTGCCCCACGACCGTGAGTACCGCGTCGAGGTCGTCGAGGCGACGTACAAGCACTCGCAGTCGGGTGCGGAGGGCATCGGCTACGTCATGGAGGTGACGGAGGGCGAGTTCAAGGGCGGCAAGGTGTGGGACAACGTGTACTTCACCGGTCACCCCTTTCAGGGTCAGCGCCTCGCTGTCCTGCTCGCCGCTGCGAGCGCCGAGGCTGACAGTGTCGAGGTCGCTGCGAAGGCGGTCGTCGGTGGCAAGTTGGTCATCGCCCTCAAGGAGGGCAACGACCCCCGCTACCCTCAGACCCGCTGGGTGAACCTCGATCAGGGTCAGAAGTTGCGCGAGGGTCTCAAGCCGCCGAAGCAGAGCGGCAACGGCAGCACCGCTGCGCTGAGCGCCGACTCCGTCGATGACATGATCCAGCAGCGCAACACCGTCTCCCCGCCGACGGCGACGACCCCCCGTCCCGCTGGCGGGATCAAACTGCCGGGTTCCTCCTGACCGGCAGTTGGTGAAGAAGCCCGCCCCTTTCCTGCCGAGGGGGCGGGCTTTCTTCTATCCGACGACTACGTCTGCCTCTTCAGGGGTGAGCGGTTCGCCTGCGATGAGTTTCGCCTTTGCCGACTGACGGAGCACACGCCTCTGCTCTGCCCACGCTGCGACGACGGCATCGCTCTCTCGCTGGCTCTGAGCAATGATCTGATTGAACTCCGGCTCCGTGATCTCACGAAAGCCCTTGGGGATGACTTGACCGTGGAAGGGTGCGGCGGTCACGCCATTGAAGATGTAGCGACGCTCAGTGCTCATGCGTTGCCCGTGATCACTCGGAGGGCGCTGCGGAAATCGTTCATTTTGTCGTTTGCACCATACGTGCCGAGAGTCTTTGTCCATGTGGTGCGAATCCTGAACACTGCGCTCGAAGCAGGTGCAATGCTCTTGAGGAAGTAGAAGTTGTCGTTGCGCATGTGCCTCCACGGAGACACTGCCGTACTGTCCACTCCGTACTCTGTCTGCGTCGAGGAGACGATCAGGACAGGCGTTCCTGTCGTGACATCGTAGATGGATGTCACGAAGTTGACGACGGCATCGGACTCGATCGAGAGTGCTTGGATGCTGGACGACCAAAATCCGAACGCATGAAGGTCGTAGGCAGTGGTGTTCGAGATGGTGAGATCAGAGGATGTTGCACCGGCGAGGTTCGCTACAGCGTTCGTCGAACTTAGGAGTCGACCTGAGCCGAGGGAGTCCTGTCGCGCATCTGCGTAGTTTGCCTTGAACAGTCCCCGAGGAGGAACATACGGCGTACCGCTCAGACAATAGATCGGCTGAGCGCTGGACTTGGTCGTGGTCCCGAACGGCCATGATGTTTCGGGGAGCCAGCCGACGGAGTCGCTGCACCCTTCGTTGCACAGGGGAGTTGTCATTGGTCTCCCCAGTGTACCCGAGTCCGCAGACTAGGGAGCGAAGCCCTCGTTGGTCGACCAGTCGAACTGTTGCCAGTATTCGAGATCGGTCTGGCTGGGGTATCCCCGAGCGAGCGCTACGCCCCTTACCGGTGACTGCCCGAGACCGTCCTGTATGTCGACCTCGATGGTGCGCCACTCAGCGGGGTACGTGGCGGGCGACTCCGATACCTCGCTGCACGTGTACACCCCGAGGGTGGTGCTCACCGTCGTGAATGACCCATTGACGTAGCAGGTCGAGTTGAGTACGTCAGAGAGGTCGAGGGTCAGGAGGATCATGTTGTCGAGAGTCTCCAGTGCCGAGGCGGCGCTGAGGTCGACGTAGACGCTGAACGCAGTCCAGAACGTGTTCGCTACTAGGTTCTCAAGTGACATGTACACGTAGCCGGTACTGGGATCGATGAGTCCGTACGTGGTGATGCGCCAGCCGTTGGTGGGCGAGAAGGGTGCACTGCTTGGTCCGTTGTAGAGAAGGAACGTAGCGTCGAACGATCCACCTACACCTGCGGAAACGAGCAGGGTAAGGGGTCCAGCACACCAGTCGCCGTCGAAGTCATCGAGCGATTCGAACAGGGTGCCGAGCGTCGGTCCCGTAACGGGGGGCGGTCCTTGGTCGTTTTCCCAATACTCGAACGGTACGGTGCCGTCGATCGCTGCGGAGAAGAGTGAACCCTTGGTGCCTCTTCCCTGAAGATCGACACCCTCGTCGAGCAGGAAGTTGTAGAGGACGAAGGGGATGCCGAGCGTCGGAGGGGCGGCATCGGTGGCAGGCTCGCAACACGAGTAATCGGCGATCGAGTTGACGGTTGCGCGCAGCGATCGTGGACCGAACGGCGTGATCTTCGAGACGGCGATCGTGCTCGGACCGACCCCATAGATTGACTCCCACGGACCGACCTCGTCCGGCATGTTCGGCTCGAACACCGGCTCGACCGCATCGCCGAGGTAGTAGACGTTCATGCCGTTCTCGCTCAGTGCATACGCACCGTTGCCCCACCAGATGAAGTCGCGCACCGCACCCGGGAAGTCACCGATGTCTGGTGCGGTGCCGACGGAGCAGGTCTGCCCGTTCGTCTTGTTGATGCAGATGCCGCCGGTTCCTCCACAGTGCGTCTGCTGGATCACGTCCGCCGACTGGAGCGTGTTGAACTGGTCGCCGCACGAGGAGCATGGGCTGAGTTCCCATACGACCGACGACCAGACGGGGTTCGTGTCGCTGGCGCTGTTCTCTCCCGCCCCTTGCGGTGACGGCGAGATGCCGCCGCCGCTTGCCGTACCGTCGACACCGTTGCCGGTGGCGGAGGGTGCGAGCGTCTCGATGTAGGGGTTGGTGATGCTGCCCTTGGTGCCGCCGGTGAACACTGCCGACGAGGTGAGCAGCATGACGGCGTTCACGTCCTGATAGCGCCACTTGCCGCACTCGTCGGGGGTGATCTCGATGTGGAGGGCAGTGGTGTGGAGCGCTGTCTGCGGGGCGAGCGTCCACTGTTCCGGTGGGATCGGTGCCTCGCCGCTCGTCCAGATGCGACCCTCGAAGATCATGCGCTGGATGCCGAGCGTGCAGACGTTGGGCATGATGTAGGTCTTGATGAGGAACAGGGCGGCAGCGTTCTGCGGCGACCCCACTCGGTAGTTCGCCACGTTCACGTCGATCGCACGACCCGTAGCGTGGATCGAGACCACGCCCGCCTGCGTCTTCTTCTGGTAGCCGAAGCAGCCCCCGAAGCGGAGCACCCCACCGGAGTGGATGCTCAGCCAGTCGCAGATCGACTGCGCCGTCTCGCAGCAGCCTGCGTAGTTGCCAGAGACGTAGTCCACGATGGGGTGTGAGCACGCCATTCCATCCAGTCTACTCACGAGTAGACTTGGAGCATGAGTGTCCGCAAGGGGGACGAGAACCTCCTGAGCCTGATCAAGAGCCTGTCAGCCAGAGTGGAGCGGCTGGAGAAGCACCGTGACCGCACCCGACGGAACGACGTGCGCATCGGCGACCTGATCATCTCGTGGGACGAGGACCAGAGCATGATGACTCTCACGAACCTCGCCACCGGTGGTCTGCCGGTGACGATCCACGTCCCCTAGAGGAAGTTGGTGAGGGTGCTCGTCCCGAGGGGGGTGAGGACGATGTTGATCTCCTCGTCGTCAGCGGAGACCGTGACGTTCACCTCTTTCAGCCGAGCGTCGGTCTGCGTGAGAGGGCGGCACGTCGTAGTGAGCATGGTCGACATGATCGCACCCGGGATGAGGTCTTGATTGAAGTCGAGCGGTGCCGTGGGGTCGAGGGTGCCCTCCGGTACGTAGACGTACGGTGCCGACAGCAAGTCCCACCGAGAGCGTGCGTCCTGTGCGATGGGGTTCGGCGACGTGGTCGTGTCGACCTCGTCGTAGATGTCGGTGGTGTTGAACACCTCCAGCAGCCCATACTGCTGCTGCTCAGGGGTGAGCATGTCCGGCTTGATCGGTCCTGAGATCGGGGGGTAAATGTAGAGTTGGTCGTCGTAGAACCCGTAGTACCCTCCCGCACCGCCGCCGCTCACGAACCTGTTCGCCTGCTTCGATCCCGTCACCTTGATGGGGGGCGAGGTGCGGAAGTGCTGGTCGAGGAGGATGATGCCGGAGCCGACGGGGTTGATCACCTGCACGTCGCCGCCCCACAGGTGGCGGTTGACGACGGTGAAGTCGACACCCGCCTCGCTGAGTGCGCGCATCTCGTCGCCGATGATGACGTACCCACCGCCCCACCGCTCGCCGCCGGTCTTGTCGAAGGCAGGGTAGAACCGTCCCTGCACGGGGATGTTGATGGGGTCGATCGACCACGACATGCACCAAGGGTCTTTGCAGTACCCGTGGTTGAGGAGCCAGATGAAAGCGTCCGCCATGTCGGTCTCGTCAGCGTCGTAGTCGATGTCCGCCAACTCGACGGTGCGGTGGTTCGACCATTCGAGGAGGTCTTTGGCAAAGACGGTGATCGAGTCGTCGGCGGGCGAGAAGTCGATGTCGATGATCGGACCGACCCACACCTGCTGGTCGTTGCGGTAGATGGCGAGTTCGTGCTGCCAAGGGTTGACGGTGGCGAGCACGTCGCAGCAGCCGGTGTTGACGACCACCTCCGCCTCGCTGATCTCGTTGAGTCGACGACCGTACGTGATCGACGACGCACCCTTGAGTTCGGCAACGTAGGCGGAGGCGCAGCGCTCCTGCACGAACACCCTGTACGTTCCGCAGCCGAGTTGGTAGGACAGCATCAGACGCTCGTCATCGAGGAGGTGATCTTGCCGCCGGAGAGGAGCGAGAGAATCTGATCGAGCATCTTCTTAGCGTCGGTTTCCGTCGTGATGTTGAACTGGGCGCTGATCGCCTTCGCCTGTGTGTCCGTGAACTTGTAGCCAAGAATCTTGGCGGCTTCGAGGATCGCCTGCGTGATGGTCTTGCGGTTCTCTTCGCGCTGGCGGTCGGAGGCGAGGGTCGATGCCAACTTGTCTCGCTGGGCGACGGCGCTCGACAGGCGCTTCAACTCCTCGGGGCTTGCCGACATGAGGCGCTTCACCTGACGCACGTCGGTGATCGCATTGATGTCGAGCGCCTTGAGCGCCTCCTCGCTGAGTCCCCGAGCCTTGAGTTGGGCGATGCCGGTGGTGAGGGCGGTGATGTCGGCGCTCTGACGCTGGACGTTGCGCATGGCACGACCGGTGGAGACCGCTGCCTCGTACTGGACACGGTCCTTGATGGTGCTCTTCCACGCCTCGGCAGCGCCCTTGACCGTCTCCATTGCCGACTTGATCGAGTTCTCCAGCATCTGCGCAGCCGACTTGACCTTGTCGGAGAAGGATTGCCCGCCGCCTCCGCCGCTCTTTGCTGGTGCTCCTGTCTGACGATCGATGAGGTCTTCAAGATACTTCTGAGTCTGTGCCTGTTCGACACCCACTGACTCCAGTTTCTTGAAACTCATAGCGAATGAACCCGTTCCCCCAGTGCGGTACAGGGCGTACAAGTTGCGACCAATGACGCCGATCGCTTCATTGAGTTCGTTGAGTTTCTTCATGGCATCGTCAATAGCGACGGTGACCGTGATCTTCATGTCCTTGTCAATCTTCCCTTGGAGACCGAGAAGTTTCGTCAACTCTTCATTCGAGTATCCATAGGCTTTCGCCATGTCGGGAAGGCTCTTTGTTGAGAGAACCGTCAACTCTCGCTGCGTCCGCTCAGCAGCCTTCATGGCGATCTCTTCGGCACGGATCGCAGCCTCACTGTCAAGCATTCCCTGCTTGCGCAGTTTGTCACGAGCCTTTGCGTACTCCAGTGCGTAGGTCGTCTGCTTGGCGTTGAGGATCGCCTGCTGCGCACCAAGTTGCGCCGCTTCATCACCCTGATTCATGTATGCCTTGGTGACGGTGTCAGTTGCCGACTTCAGTTCGTTGATGCTCTTGATCTGATAGCCGAGCACCTTTGACTGGTTGCCCCACATGGCTTCGGCATCACGAGAACCTTCTTCATAGAATCCAACGAATGATGCGGCACTCTTTGCCGCTTCCTTCTCAACGTCCGAAAGACTGCTTTCGAGTGTCTGGATGATGCGAGTGATCTCTTCGGCTGTGGCATTAGCAGCCTGTTCAATTGTCAGTCCGTACTCAGCGAATCCCCTGCGCATCTCTTCAATGCCGATGTCCGCTGCCATTGCATAGCCCTGCCCACCAACGCCCATACCACCAACTTGAGACACCAGTCCACTGTTCCTAGCGAACGCCTGCTGCTGCTCAGGGGTGAGTTGTGAGACGGTTGTACCAATCTTGGAGATCAAGTCGCTGCGGACGGGAGCAAACTGGGAGTTGATGTAATCGATCTGTGCTTGAAGTTGAAGAATCTGATCGTCGGTCCCGTACGCTTCGGGGGAGGTGCTGACGTACGTCTCAGCAGCAACTCGCCCCATCGCACCGATGGCACGGTATTGAGAGGCGCTCAGGGGCTGCTGGCTGTAGCCCTGCACGCCCCTAGCGATTGCAGAACCTGACAGTGACGACTGTGTGGCGAGGATGCTGCTCCGGCGAGTCGCAAGATCGGCTTCCAGTTCACCGATCTTCGTGTCCATTGCGGCGAGTTTCTTGTAGCCGACCCCCATTCCAAACTGTTTGTCGAGTGACTCAATGTAGCCCTCAGCGGTCTCCTTGCCGAGGTCTGACATTTCCTTGCGATGCTTATCAGCAGCGGCTTTCTGTGCCGAGAAGAAGGAGGTCATGCCACCGATGGCAGCGCCAGCAGCAGCGCCCCACGGACCACCGAACATCATGCCGAACGATGCTCCAGACAGTGCACCTCCTGCCATGCTTGCCAGTTGGCTGTCAGGTGCAGCGCTTGAGATCGCTTGTCCCGCAACCAGTCCGACACCGGATGCGAGCATCTGCACGCCGGGACGAGCGGCAAATCCTCTGATCCTTGACCCGATACCACCCGCCGGTGCGGCACCAACACTCGGTGCCCCGCCCGCTGCGCCTCTGATCCCTCCCGCCGCCGCTTCCGCAGACTGGGCGACCGACATGTAACTGTTGGCAAGAATCTGATTCTCTCGCGCAAGCCTCTTCGTCGGGTCTTCCGCAGCAACGATATTGTCAACGGTTTTCTTGATGGCGACAGTAAATGACTGGGCGGAGAATATCTTCGACATCTCCTGAAACTGCTGCACGTACCGAATGAGCATCATCGGCGCTCTCAGCACTGCGATGGCAGCAAGGGTCTTTGCAAAGAGTTCAAGGACAGGTTGCGGAATTGAGTTGACGACCTCTGAGAAGAACGACAGAGCCTCTGTGAACATCTTGAGGGTGGAGAGCGAGTTCTCTCCCACTCCTTCGATGAACGCATCGATGGCAGGCTTGATCGCTTCGTATGTCTTGCCCACGGCTTCAAAGGCACGAGCGATAGCACCGGACACTTCGTCGCTGCTCAGTACCGCAGCGACCTTCTGGATGCCCTCGACGATGTCCTCATAGATGGTCTTGAGCGCAGGAGCGTCCTGCATGAGGATGGTGATCGTGTCCGAGAGCACGGACCGAGCGCCCGCAATGTTGCGGACGGCGTTGTCCATAGCAGTGGGCACCTTTGCTCCCGCTGCTTGGATAGCACCGAACACTTCCTCTGCGGAGATGCGACCCTGCTCCTGCAACTTCTTGACCTCTTGCGTGGTCTTGCCGAGGTACGAGGAAAGCATCTTCGTGATCGGGATCAGCGATGCCTGCAACTGCATAGCGTCTTGACCGGTCAGACGACCGATCGTCTGAATCTGAGTCATTGCGTAGAGCACGCGACCGAGATTGTTGGTGTCGCCACCGACGGAGGCAATGACGTTACCGGTGTCCTTCAGCAGGGGGACGATCTTGTTCGCTGCCATGCCGACACCGAGCAACTGCTGGCTGTAGTTCACCAACTGCTGAGTGACGAATGGCGACTCTTTGGCGAACTGCCGAATGTCCTCAAGGAGTGCGTTGCCCTTCTGTGCACCGGCAATGGCGGTGAATCCTGCTTGCGCCTGCGCCAACTGGTCGAACAGCCCCGCCAGTTTGCCGACGAATCCCTCGACCACCGCCTTCGTTCCCATGACAGCGCCCGTGAATGCCAGCGCCTTGCGGGCGGCAGTGTCGAACTGCATGTTCATGTCCATCATGGTCCGACCGACAGCCTGAACCTGCGGACCGACGTTCTGGCTGATGCTCTGACCGATGGCGGTGCCCGCTGCCGAAGCCTTGCCCGCAGCCTGATCGAGGATGGCTTGGAGTTGTGGACCGAACTGGGAGCCGTCCGGTACGACGCGAACCTCCACCTGCCCCACTGCGTTCGACGTAGCCATCTGGAGCAGTCTACAACGCCCAGCCATACGAGACTTATGGGTGGTAGGCTCGCCTCATGCGCGAGCCGATCAAGAACTTGAACCACATCCTCATCAGCAGGAAGGACGAAGACCTCGTTCCCGCCTTCACCCTCGGTGAGACGGACTACCTCGTGTACCCCCGAGTTCCCGCTGAGGCGATCGTCCGTCTCACCACGTCAGACAATCAGATCGTGGGCATGCGTGACTACATCGCTGGGTGCCTCGGCAAGGAAGAGCAGCGGCAGGAGTTCCTCTCGCTGATGGATCAGATCAGCATCGAAGGGCTGGGCGAGATCGTCGAGGAGATCGTGGCAAAGACCACCCCTTTCGATGGGAAGAAGCCAAGCGCATAGTCTTCAGTGCGATCTACTTCTGGCCCGAGATCGCAGGCGACTACAACAGAGCGAGCGGTCAGCACCTCCAGTGGCAGGACCAAGCGACGTTCCTGAACGCTGTCTATGCGTACTTTGTAACGAACCCGAGCGAGTTGAGGCACGATGTCCGTGACAACTTCGAGGAGTACGTCACCGGCATCACGGAGCAGACCGGCGATACTGGCGTAGCGGACACCCGCCCCATCACCGAGCAAGCGGCGGGCATGATGGATCAACTCGCTCTCATGGAGCAGATGATGCAGACGAGCACATTCACAGAGGCGCTCAAGCGAACAGAGGTCGAGGAGACGGTCGACGAAGACGAGACCGTCCCCGAGGTGTGGGTCGAGGCGCAGCAGCCGAGCGCCCCTCCAGCGTTCCCGACGTACCGACTAGACTGAGCGCCATGCCTGTCGGTGCTTGGGAACTTGAATACGGCTGCACGACGATCGTCGACCCGAACCGCCTCTCGCAGTACGTGACGAACTCGCAGAGCAACGATTACTGCGTACAGGGCGTGAACCTGCTCGCACCCGTGTCACCCTCGTGGACGGGTCTGAAGGTCGACTGTGGGTGCGAGGCGCTGAACTGGACGGCAGAGTACCCGGGAGCGACACCGACCCCGATCACGCCGTACACGACCCCTGCCGACGACCCCGCACCGTGGTACTCACCGCTCGCACCAGAGAGCGCTCACTTCTATGGGTTCATGATCGAGTCGATCGAGGAGGGCAAGAATGCTCCTATCGGCAGGTCAGTGAACGACCGCATCACCGCCTTCGGTGGTGCCACCCTCGGTGCGCTCCGCAAGAAGGGTCGCGTGATGAAGGTGACCATTCTCGCCTTCGGTGCGTACGAGGCGGCTATGGACTACGGGTTCCGGTGGCTCACCGACGTGCTCGTGTTCCAAGACACCGAGTGCTCGACATGCGACCTGACGTTCCGCAGCGCCTGCCCCATCTTCGAGGGTGCACCAACCTACGACGAATGGGACGTGGGGAGGTGGACAATGAAGGAGGTCGGCATCATCGACGGACCACGCTACGAGGAGCCGCCGAACCCTAACGCCACGTGCAACCTCCGCCGCATCAGTTTCGTCGTCGCCTCAGCGATCCCTCACGCCTTCAAGTGCCCCGTGCAGGAACTTGACCACGTGACGTGGATCGAGGAACTGTGGAACCCTCTCGACCCAGAGTGCCCCCCGATCGACTGGATGTGCTCTCCGCAGGAGACGATCTGCCACAGCGTCTCGACCGACTACTCCATCGGTGACGACGCTCTCGTCTTCGAGATCACTGCGGCAGCGGAGTCGGCGATCTTCAATCTAGAGGTGAACATATATCCTGACCCATTCGGTTGGGTGTGCGACGAGAGCAGTCGACCGGCGGGGTTCACGATGCCAGAACCGTGCGACAGCATCTCCGTCCCCACGCTGCCAGCGAGTTACGTCCTGCGCTACGACTCGACGATCCAAGACGTGACGGTCACCGCCCCGGGCGGTGTGACGGTCTCCGGCATCCCCTACCTCAACCTGTCAGAGAACCGCCCGCCGACGTTCCCTGCGATCAGAGGCGGTCAGTATTGCGTCTGCATCTCCAGCGACCGATGCTCGTGGGAAGCAAACGGTGCGAACGTCTCGCTGTGGACGGTGCACCGAGAGTTGGCGATCTAGCGCATCCTGAAGATGGACAGTGCGGCATTGACGGCACGCCACAGGATGTAGTAGCCGGTCCTCTGACCCGGGTGATCAACGGCGAAGACAGCACGCCATTGCCCATCCTTGCGTGAACGGAAGCGGAGCAACTTGGCACCCTTGCCCTTTCCGCCGTACACCCTCTTGGCGTAGATGTCATGGCGGCGTGAGCCGAACTCAAGCACTGCCGAGTACGGTGCACGGTTGCGGATTACGTACTGGAAGCCGATGTTGTCGGCAGGGTAGTTCTCAACCTTCACCTCGAACGAGCGGGCGTAGCGTCCAGAGCGTGGTGCGTCAGCGGGGTGGCGGTTGCCGAGTTCTCGCCGAGCGCTTGCCTCTGCGATGGCAGCAGCACCGAGAGCGAACCTGCGTATCTCTACGCCGACAGGACCACCGGGCATCTTGAGGATGCGGGTGATCTCCGTAGGGTAGATCGCAGTGCGGACAACCTGAGTGCCCGCCATCAGTCCTCGATCGGATCGTCCTCGACGAGCACCGTCTCAGGGGTCGGTGCGGGTGCTGGTGCGAGAGCCTTCGGTGCGAGGTCGCTCTTCGAGACGATGAGCACGAGCAGCCCACCGGCGATCAGGTCGCGCACCTGCTTCGTGTCGTCGATCTCTGCGATCTGACCCGGGTTGAGACCGAGGACGGTGACGGTGCTGCGCACCTTCACGGTCTTGTTCTTCTCAGGGATAGGGCGTGCCATGCCGAGCAGTCTACCCGAGGCGGGTCGTGACGGTGAACTGGAACCCTGCGCAGCCGCCCTCTGCGTACTCGCTGGTGCTGAGGATGGTGAGCGGGGTGCACGCTTCGAGTTCGTCGATCTGTCCGTTCGCCCACCGGCACCAGAAGCCGAAGAACGAGTCGTGCATGAGGGCGTAGAGCGCCCGAGAGTAGTCGTTGAGGTACTCAGCGGAGAGTGGCTTACCGTTCTCATCCACGTCAACGAAGCACTCGCTCACACGGATCGTGATGTCGAACAGCCACGCCTGCGTGCACGTTGCGCGCATGCCGTCGAACATGGCGGTGGGGTCGGGGCGCAGGCTCCCTCCCCACACGGCGATCTCAGGGCAGCAGTCCGTCGGGGGGTCTGCCCAACCCACGATGCGCCGCCACGTGTAGACGCTCCGCCCCTCGCACGTTAGCGAGAGTGCGATGGCGTGCTCGACGCTCTCCAGCAGATTGAAGAGCGAGTCGGAGTCGTAGAGAGGGGTGGGAGGGGACGTGGTCACGAGGTCATTGTAAATGCAAAGTCCCTGCCCCGAGTGAGGCAGGGACTTGGCATTTCACGTGTGGAGTGAAGGTCAGGCAGGCACCGGAGCGGCGGTGTAGCCGCACGCCAGCGTCGGCGGACCGATCAGGTCGAGGAACATGTGCTCCGGCGACGAGGTGTCGAGGGTGACACCGGCAGGGACATCCTCGAACGGACCGGTCGTGAAGTTGGGGTTGTTCTCAGCGAACCCAGCGAGCGACAGCGTGGCGACCTCGTTGGCGAATGCCACGTCACCGAGGGTGAACGTCGCCTTCGGCCAAATCACTCGCCACCACTTGGCATCGCCGTAGCCTTCGACGGCGGGGGCGCAGGTGTTGTTGATGGTCATCGCCTTCGTCCAAATCTCGACGGAGACGGGCGAGGGGCAGGCGCTGCCGATGCCGCGACGGCTGTAGCCGATGATGTCCGCACCGTCGGTGATGAGCGATGCACCGCTGAGCAGTTCGACGAGCGCTGGGTCACGGGTGCAGAGTTCGAGACCGAGGTTCATGCGCTTCAACTGATCGCAGTTCTTCATCGAGACGCAAATCTGACCGCAGCCGTTCTTCATCTCGAAGTCCTCACCCGGGCTGTACTCGGGCGAGGAGGCGAGGCGGACGATCGCCGAGGTGGCGACACTGTTGTTCGCACCGGAGACGAACGTGCAGTCAGTGTTGAGCCGTGCGACTCTGATGGCGCAAACTTGTGCTGATCCGAAACAGTAAGAGGACATGCCGACAGTTTACGACGGCTCCGAAACCGCTCGTGACGGTCACTCCTCCGTGACGGGCTTCTTCTTCTTCGGAGCCTCTTCGACGACCGCCGCCTCTTCCTCGACCACGGCGACAGGCTCGGGGGCGGGAGCGGGGGCGGGCTTCTCCTCGACCTTCTTCGCCGACGGAGCGGGAGCGGGTGCGGGGGCGCTCACCTTTGCGTTCGCCTTGGCGATCGCAGCGTCGGCGTGCGCACGGGTCTGCTCTCGACGGGCGAGGCGGGCGGACATGATCTCAGACCAGATGTCAGGCATAGTCCGACCAGTCTAACTCAGGTGTACGTCCGACGGTTCCTGTTGCGGCGCAACTGCGGTGTCCACACGAACGACGGCGACTGCATCTTCGTGGGGTTCAGCGTGCTGATGGCGAGGTCGACGACGTAGATGCCGGTCAACTTGTCGCCGAGCAGGTCTTGCGACGAGGCGACCTCGACCGACATCCCTCGCCGAGAGATGCTCGTGACACGCTCCGGCAACTTGCACTGCCCTGCGCAGGCATCGTTCAGCAGTTCACAGGCGAGCGTGCGCGCAGCACGCTCAAGGACGTGCGGCACCTCGACCCCATGCGTAACGGTCACCTCGAACACGTACCCGTAGGTGGTGCCGTCGTACTCGCTGTCGGGCGCAGCCCACTGGTTCGAGCAGACCGGCCACGGTGTCTGTGGGGTCGACTTCACGAGGAGGTGGAACTCGTCGATGTGGAAGTCCTCCACGTCCTGATCCTCGCCGTCCATCCGAACAGCGTCGAGCGACGTGACCGGCCAGAGACCGAGGTCGATCGAGTCGACCCCGCAGCAGCACGCAGCGCCCTCGATGCAGTTGCAGCCACGGCAGATGCGCAGGGTCGTGGTGCACGTCCCGAACTGGCGACCCGTCCAGTAGTAGAGGAGCAGCGAAGCGTCAGCGATCGCATCGGTGAGGCGCACGTCCTCCTCCGTCAGCCCCAGTTGCTGTGCAATCTCGCAGCAGGCGAGCACCGCTTCTGGAGTCGTGTACGGACCGCACGGCATGTAGTCGGTGAACGATGCCATGTCACTCCTCAGTCAGTGCGGCGATCCAAGCCTGTGCGTAGCGGTGGACGGCAGTGAGGACGGGCACGACGAACGAGCCAGCGAGCGCCGAGAGGACGGTCTGCCGAGACGCATCCCCTGCGACGAGGAGACCCATGAGGATGATGCCGCAACCGGCAGCAGCCTGCACGGTCGTGGCGAGTACTCGACGAGCAGCGTCAGCGAAAGTGGGCATGCCCCGAGAATACTCGCTCGTCAGAGGTTGGCGAGAGCGGTGAGGAACTTGCGGTACGCCTCAGCGGTGACGGGACCGTACACGCCGTCCTGCGTGATCTTGAGCGCCGCCTGCATCCGCTTCACGCCGTCAGCGGTGACGTTGCCGAAGTCGCCGTCGATCGTTGCGGTGTACCAGTTCCAGAACTTGAGGTGCGACTGGAGGTCTTTCACCTCGCTGCCGACCGAGCCGACCCTGAGCGTGGGGGTGGGAACGTCGACAGCGCCGCCGGAGGGGGTGGTGGGCAGCGGCAGCGCCCACGTCTTGAGGGTGTGCAACTTGGGGTCGTACGAGCCACGGCTCGTGGGGAACTCGACGGGCTGGAGGTGCCACGGCTCCTTCATGCTGCCCGAGAGCGAGGCGAACGAGCGCATCCCGTAAGCGGCGATGTGCTTCTCCATCCAACCGTTCTCCCATCCGACCATGTCGAGCGCTACGCCCCTGAGCACGCCGCCGACGTTGACGGTGCCCTCGTGGTACGAACGATACGGAGGGGCAGCGTGAGCCATCCCTGCGACGACGGCATAACGCTTCCCGTTATACCCGCAGCAGCCACCGGAGGCGACTTGGTTGTGGCGCGAGAGGAACAGACTCAACTGCTCCTGCTCTGTGCGGAACGCACCGCCGACCCCGAGGTCGACCCCGACGCTGAGAGCGTGGTTCATCAGGGCGAGCACCCGCCGTTGAATCTCAGGGTGCAGCCCCGCCCACCGAGACCACGCCGCTAGTTCAGCGGCGGTGCGTCGTGTGGTTCCGTAGCCAGTGCGGTAGGTCGTTGTCATGCTGCCACCACGGTAGCGCTACGGCGCAATCCAGTTTGCCCACATGTTCGGACTTTGGAGTGCGACCGTTCCCGTGTTCGTTCCGTATTCTATGTAAGCGACGTAGAGGAAGATTGTCGCCCCTGCGGTGTTGAAGTAGTTCGATGTCGTGCCCGTGGCGTAGAGAGTCTCTGCTGTCACGGCGTATGTCCCGAGATTGATGGTCGGTCCATAGAACGTACCCGGGAGAACTCCTCCGCTGATCGAGAAGTCCACCTTTCCGTGGTTCGTCGATGCGTCCTCCGTGTACGAATCGATCGACGCACTGAACCCGAACGTCCACCACCCAGCCCAAGGAAGGGTGAGTACCGTGGGGCTGAGGATGTCGAACATGGAGTAGGGGTCAGTGTCTGCGGTGCTGTACTCAACGAGATAGGGGACGTTAGAAACAAGAGGCTCGTAGAGCAATCCGTTCGAGACCATCGCATACGGTACTGTCGTCCACGCAAGGTCGCAGTCAGCGTCGGAGTTCTTCAGCAGCACCTGATGCGTGGTGCCGCCGAGGGGGATGCAGTCGGTAGGGATCGTCACCAACTGGCACGCACCTGCGCCGTCGATCACGACCGCCTTGTCGGTGTCGAGCACGTCACGGCTGGGGTCGTTGATCGCAGCGAGACCGTTGCAGATGTTCGCACCGATCGTGTACGGCGAGGTTCCCGAGCCTGCACCGGTCACGCTGATCACACTGTCCCCCGAGACGACCGCACACAGGCAGTCGGAAGCGCACGTCTTGCAAGCCATGCGCCGAGTCTACCGCCTCAGAAGAGAGGCTCTTGAGTGACGGTAGCGCCCTCTAGTTTGTCGAGGCGGTGGTGGACGGTCTTCATGTCGTCGTTCATGTCCCGCACGAGCGACCTGATCTCCTTCACCTGCTCGATCATCGTCGGCTCGTTCGGACCGACGTGGTTCACCGCACGGTTCACCTGCCCGATCTCCAGCGCCATCCCCGGCAGGGTCGCCTTCACCGCCTTGGCAACGCGAGAGACCATGACGATGGCAGCGGCAAGCCCCGCAAGCACGAGGAAGATACCGAAGTCGACGATGGCGCTGGCGATCACTTTGGATCAGAGGGTGAAGTCAACGCCTGCGTAAAGGACAGGGATGGAGGTGCCTGATCCGTCGCCGTAGGTGGTGAACGAGATGCCGTAGATGCGCTGCGTGTAGACCGTGACCGAGTTGGTCAGGCGATCGATCGCTGAGGAGGGGTAGCCGAAGGGGTTGTCAGGGGTAGCGGGGACGGGTTCGGGCAGCATGATCAACTCGCTGCGCCGAACCTGAATGCCACTCACTGCGTACATGAAAGTCTGGTCCGCTGTGGGCGGTGTCTCTCCTGCCGGTGTGGGGAGAACGCCGAGCGCCATCGGTGCGATGACGTTGTCGAGGGGTGAGAGGAAGACGTTTCCTTCTCGACGGATCACCTGATGGCGGAGGAGGTGGACGATCGTCCGCATGTCGGCGAGGATCGTGTAACGGACTCCAGTATTCGCACCGAGGAAATTGGACTCCAATTTAGCGAGGGCATCAAGTGGAGACACGAAGCCACCAGTAACAAAATCAAAATAGTTCGCTGGGTTGGTGACGTACGGCATGTCGATGCCGAGAGTTCCGCCGTACATGAGCATGTACTCGACGACCCATGACTCGTTGGCGAGGAGTGACTCGCGCGTGCGGGTGTACAAGTCCTCGCTGTTCTTGTTGAAGGCGGAGGTGGTCTGTGCAACGCTCGAAAGGAACGGCTGCACGGTCGTCACATGGCACTCGTTGAGACCGCTTGCGTTGGTTCCGTCACAGAAAGCGATCGGGAAATTGCCCGTCCAGCCCGGGTTGATCCCCGAGGTATAGAAGTAGCCGCCCTCCCACCGAAGGTTGGGGTCGTTGATGACCTCGACGGCGTTGAGGATCGAGACACGAGAGGGCAGGAACGGCGGGTACGGAACCTGCACATACCCGGGGGCGACGTTGTACTGAGTAGACACGTTGCCGCCAGTCTACTGTCGGCGACACCGTTCAGCGGAACACGGTGACGCTCAGCGTTAGGCTGCTTGGTACACGCCAGCGATACGGATGTTGTCGCCAGAAGCCCAAGCAAAGGGGATAGTCAGTGAGGGGGTTGTACCCACGGCGTAAGTTCCTGCCGAGTTGACAGCCCTTAGAACAACGCGAGTTGGCGGTCCGGCTGCGAAGACAACAGAGGCAGAGAACACACCATTTCCACCTGCGGACGAGTCGAGAAACACCGCCGTTGCTGTCCCGGGGTTTATGTCGTTGACTGCCGCCACGGGAAGGCTGAACTGAATCAAACCTACAGCCGTTGGATTCGCAGTCATTGTGTACTGGATTCGGAAGTAGACGGTCTTCCCGACCTGAAGGTATGCAGCGTCAAAAGAGGATGTCGCCACAGTGATGTTCGTGACTGAGGGCGCATAAGTAACCCACGCCCCACCGATCTCCCCCGCCGTGGTCGAGAGCATGGCGTTCGTGACGTTGCTCCATGCCGTGGCGTAGTTTGCCGATCCTGTCTTGTAGAGCACCGTGTTGGTGGCACCGCCGGTGGGAAGCCCCACGCCTGTGGGTCCAGTTGGACCTGTCGGTCCTGTTGGTCCTGTCACCGTGCTTGCTGCCCCCGTCGCACCAGTCGGACCCGTCGGACCTGTGACGGTCGATGCCGCTCCTGTGGCACCTGTGGCACCGGTCGGACCTGTGGCTCCTGTCGGACCTGTAACGGTAGACGCTGCGCCGGTGGCACCTGTCGGTCCTGTCCATCCTGTCGGTCCTGTATCGCCTGTGGGTCCAGTTACCGTACTCGCTGCACCCGTAGCGCCCGTGGCACCGGTCGGTCCTGTGTAGCCAGTCGGACCTGTGACGGTAGACGCTGCACCCGTAGCGCCTGTCGGTCCTGTGTAGCCTGTCGGACCCGTGTAGCCTGTCGGACCTGTGATGGTCGATGCCGCACCTGTAGCGCCTGTCGGTCCGGTGTAGCCAGTCGGACCAGTTGCGCCCGTGAAGCCTGTCGGACCGAGCGCACCGTTCAACTCGACCACGTCGATGTGGATGTCCGCTGCGGTGACGGTCGACGAGACGATGTTCGCTGCTGACAGGATGTAGGTGACGGAGCCTGCTCCCGGGGTGTCGATGTAGTGCGTCGCTGCCGTTCCGTACTCGCTCGATGCGACACCCGCCGATGCGGTTGCCGCTTCAGCGAGCAGCGTCCCCGTCGTGATCGCACCCTTCCAGATGCGGATGTACTCGCGACGAGGGGTCGTGCCCGTATCCTTCACGAACGACGAGGAGGCGATGATCAGGTAGGGCGTGTCGGCAAGGGCGGTGAACGTCACCGTTGCCAGTTGAGTGTCGGTGGTGGTGGTGAGGCTGACAGTTCCTGCGGGGTGGCTCGACCACGTGCGCAACGCCCCGGGTGTTCCTGCCGCTCCTGCCGGACCCGTCCACCCTGTCGGACCTGTGTAACCGGTCGGTCCCGTCGCACCGTCCGCCCCCGACGGACCGGTGGCTCCCGTGTACCCCGTCGGTCCTGTCGGTCCGACACCGCCCGTCGGTCCTGTGTCACCGGTCGGTCCCGTAGCACCGACCGCCCCAGTCCACCCTGTCGGTCCAGTCACGCCCTGAGCACCGGTGGGTCCGGTGGCACCTGTCGGTCCGACCGAACCTGTTGGTCCAGTGGCACCCTGAGCGCCGGTCACTCCTGTCGGTCCCGTCGCCCCCTGCGCACCTGTGGCACCCGTCGGACCTGTGGCACCTTGTGCACCTGTGGGTCCAGTTGCGCCGTCAGCGCCCGACGGACCGGTCGCACCTGTGGGTCCAGTTACGCCCTGTGCGCCTGTGGGTCCAGTGGCACCTTGCGCTCCAGTGGCACCCGTTGGTCCTGTGGCACCCTGCGCTCCAGTCGGTCCCGTTGCGCCGACCGCACCCGTTGCGCCCGTGGGTCCGGTCGATCCTTGTGCCCCTGTCGGTCCTGTCGGACCTTGCGCACCAGTGGCACCGGTTGGACCTGTCGGACCCGTTGCGCCCTGCGCCCCTGTCGGGCCGGTGCTGCCAGCGTCGCCCGTCCGCGAGAACGTCAGCACGAGCGCCTCGTTGTTGCTCTGCGTCGTACCAGAGACGTACGAGACGGGAATCTTCTTGTAGCCGACCGCCGTCACGACCGCACCGGTCACCTGAAAGATGTTGACGTTGTCGTCGGCGAACGTCAGGCGCAGCGTCCCCTTCACGGTCGAGGTCGAGTCGTCCCACGTGTCGATCCACTGCGTCTGCGAGTTGAGGTTCGCATCAGAGTTGTCGATGTAGATCATCGACGTGAGGCTCGCCGTCGCACCGTTGAAGCGGAGGTAGCCAAGACCGGGGTCGCCGTCCACCGTGCTCGTCGAGAAGAAGTAGTCGGGACCGGCAGAGGTGCCCGACGGTCCTGTCGGACCGGTCGCCCCTGCGCTTCCTGCGGGACCGGTCGCCCCTGTTGCGCCTGTCGGTCCCGTGGCACCGGTTGCGCCTGCCGCACCGGTTGCGCCGAGCGATGTCCACTTCCAGTTCTCAGCGAGCACCGGCGTGATTGCCGTCCACACACCGTTCTTCGCCTCGTGCGTGACGTAACCGGTCGTCGAGTCCTCCCACACGTCCTCGTTCGAGGAGGGCACCCCGATGGGTGCGCCAGCGCCTCGCACCACGTTGATGGAGAGGACTTGGCGGCGCTCGATCGTCATTGCCTGCCCATCCTACTCTGATTGTGGTTGATGGTTCCGCTGGTCAGTTGGGGTCAGGAGGGCGTGGCACGATCGCAAGGTCTGCGGGTGAACTGGTGCCGGTTGCGGAGCATGATGGTGAGGTCGTCGGCATGTTCGGGCATGGTGGTGAGGATGCGTTGGACGGCACAGGTTGGCCCTTGCAGTTTCGCTGCCGCTAAAGCGTCATCTAAGAGTCCCACGGTGCCTCCTGTGGCGGTGGTTGGCGGCTCGGTCAGAGCGGCCCTTCCCTCATTCCGGTTGCGGGCCAGGCGGGAACTGCTGCTGGCTTACGTTGCCATCAGCATCGCTGGTAATGACAATCCAGCCGTCCGACTCGTTGCCGATGATAGTCGCCGTTGTCATGCGCCCGTCCTTGTGAGTGCTAGGCGTGTAATGAGGCAACTGTAGGCAGACGACGAAGCATTCTTGCCAGTGATCTCAACACGAAGAGTCTTTCGCCCAGCGGTCGCAATTGCAATGGAGGTGAGGCGGGACAACGTCGGAGTGGTCGAAGCGGCGTACATGTCAATCGTTCCAAGCGAACTGCCATCCAGTTTGATTGTGATGATCGCTCGGTTGTTGCCGAATGAAGTAATCGCCATGAGCGCATAGGTGCCAGAATCAACGGTGATCGGCCATTCCAGATAGCCGCCGGTCGTGGAACCACTCCCAGCGGAATACCACAGTTCGTTTGATGACGACACCATCGCCCATGTTCCCGAAGTGTTGTCAATTGCTGAAGGGTTGAACACCTCAACCGGAATATGCCTCGGATTCAGACTTGTGTCAGGCGCTGCCGCCCACTTGATGCCGTTAGGCGATGCTGCATCAGCCGTGAGAACAAATCCGTCCGTACCGACCGCCAACCGTGCGGCGGTGTCCGCAGCCGACGCCACGATCAGGTCGCCCTTCGCATCCAGCAACGTGGCAGGGATACCAGAAGCGGCAGGTGCAGCGTTAGCCCATACCGTCCCGTTGTAGGTCAGCACCTCACCCGCAGTCGGTGAGGTCAACGTCACCGACTCGTCGTTCGACAACTGGGAACCGAACGCCACCCGCACGAACAGTTCCCCAACCGTCGCCGAATCGGTGATCACCAACGCCACGATTGTTTTCCAGTTCGGTGCGGTCGGGGCGGTGGCAGTCAACCCGCCAGGGGTGGCAGGGTCGGCGTACAGGATGTCACCCTCCGACCAGACGGTGGTATCAATCTGGCGTACCTTGCCGAACGCCACCACCAACCCCTCCGCACCCTGCGCAATGTCAGCCGCCGCCAACCCCATCAGCCGCTGCGACGGGATGTTGGTGAGGGCACCGTACGAGGTGCGTGCCTTTGCCACCAGAATCTGCCCGCTGTTGCCGACGGTGCCAACCGCCATACACAGGTCACCCTTGCTGATCGCCTCGTCGGCTTTGACACGGTAGAAACTGTGTTCCATGACACGGCCGGTGACGCCGCCGCCGTTCATGCCGAGTGCGAGGGTGCCTTCGTCCGCATCCCACGCCACCTGTCCAGCGACAGGCTCCTCGGCGGCAGTGACATCGAACTGAATCAAATCGACAGTGGGTTCGTCCGTCCACGCAGCGTCGTAGTTGGTGCCGCTGTTCTTGACGAGGAGGTCACCGGTAGCGCCGCCGACAGGGACACCCTGACCCGCTGGACCGGTCGGTCCTACCGGTCCTTGCTCACCGACAAGGATCGGGGTCCACACTCCACCGACGTACTGCTTGATGACGGTCATAGCGGACCCTCCTGCTCAACGTAGTACCACGCCTGCGCCTCGTCAATGAGCGCCTGCTCCGGCTGGTTGACGGCGTTAGCGGCGTCAGCGAGGCTGACCGTGCCGCTGATGACGAGCAGGGTGGCGAGTGCGCCGGTTTCGTCCAACGGTTGCGGGCCGTACTGGAGCCATTCCGCGTCTGTCATTGGGCGGGTGGCGATGACGACGCCGTATTCCTCACGGGTGTAGGTGCGCGTGGTGAGGTCGTAGCAGTCGGCAGCGATGCACACGCCGTTGCTGAAGGTTTCATTGCGGATCATGGTGCCGTCGATTCGTAGAGAATGATTGGCGATTGAACCCCGACAAAGTTTGTCGGCGATGGAGACGCTGGAAGGCCTGCGCTGTAATCAACTGCAGTCAGACGCTTGCCCAATATCAAGTTCACGCTTGCCATTGATGACGCACCGAAAGACGACCACACTGCGTTCGCTCTGGCAAATCGAACAGTTGAATGATCTGAAAACCACGCGCAGACGAAGAAATAGCCTCCCACGGTTGCGGAACCGGACGCTGTTTTTGCTCCTGTAGTGCTGGAATCAATGAGGCCGAAGTCTGAAATCAATGTTCCGACGGAAAGCGATGATAAGGCCTGATAGACGCCAAGG